TTAAAAAAATTGTTGAGACAACAGGTTCAGACAATAAGTCGTTATTAAATAAAATATCAGAAGGAACTAGAAAGGTAAAAAAGTTTAATAAAAAAGGAAAGTTAAAGAAAACTATTAATTATTCTAAAGGTAAAAGAACAGTAACACGACCAACAAATAAATAATATGAGTAAATTTGGAGATAAAATGCGCGCTAAAAAAGAAGAGCGAGTTAATAAAAGACAAGAAAGAAAAAATAAGCGCCAGGAAATAAAAAAATCTACAGGAAAAACGGGAGTAGAGCAGGCAATAGATAAAGTTAAAAAGACTAAAGTAGGTAAGGTTGTTAAAAAAGTAGTAGATAAAGTTTCTAAAGCTAAAGACACTAATCTTTACAAGTTATATAAAGGAACAAAAGAAACCATTAGTAATATTAAAAAAGGTAAAGTCTTGGAGGCTTATAATACAATTAGTGCAACCAAAAAAAGTTTAAACAAGAAAAAAAATAATAAGGAAAAGAAGAAATAATAATTTACTATCTTTGTAAAATAAAATATATAAAATATGCCAACAGTAAAATATAAATGCGACAATACAGGTAAAACTAAAACAAAAGTTTTTCCTTATACCGCAGTAGGAAAAGCGCAAGCACATGAGTTTGCAAAAATGAATCACGGTTCAATAAAGAATAACCCAGGCTACGGCGTGGAGAAAACAATGAAAAGTACAGGGTACTAGTAATAATTTTAAAAATTAACAAATGAAAAAGCAAGGTTATAATTCAAGATTAGATGAATCTTTAGGTATGAAGCATAAAGGACCTCATTCTCAATCTATGAAGTCTCGAAGAGATGAGTCTAAAGGAATGTCTAAATCAAGATATGGTCACCCGTACGAAGGTAATCATTCAATGAAAGAAGACAAGCACTACCCTAAAAGCGTAAAAGCTAAATTACACCACGGGTTTAAAACTCAAACAGGTAGTAATAGAACGGGTATAATGAGAAAATCATAATGGCTACAAAAGGACGAACTAAAAAGTTTCCTGAAATTAAAGAAAAAAATGAGGGAAAATTTACGGATTGGGCAAAAAAGAACGGGTTTAAAGACGCTTGTTCGGCTGCTAATGCCGTTATGAAGAATACTAAAAAGTATTCAGGTAGTGTTGTAAAAATGGCTAATTATGCCAAAAACTTTGGATGTAGTACTAAATAATTGAGTTATGCCAAAAATGGGTAAAAGAAAAATATCGTTACGAAGAAAACCGGGAGGTAGTAAAGTTGGTAATGCTATAAGAAAAGCACGCGCAGGAGTAAAAAAAGTAGTTAAGAAAATAATTAAGCCTGTATATAAACAAACTAAAACAACTGATGCGTCTGGAAGAAAAGTTACTACTAGGAGATATAAAAACCCCATAACAGGAAGAAAAAGAAAAGTTGTTAAAACTGAGGGCGGAAACAAACGAGTACAGGTTGACAAAAGACAAGAAGGTGTTATAGGTGAACGAAGAGTTGTAAAGCAAAAAGTAAAGTCAGGTAATGTTAAACAAAAACAAACTGTTAACTACAACCGAAAGCATATTCAAAAAGAAAAAGTAGTAACTACAAAAAGGGGACATAGAGTAAAAAAGAAAAAATATACAGGTGTTCCTAAAACTCAAAGAGTGAGTTTAAAAAGAATGAACATGAAAAGAAATAAATAATAATTAAAATTAATATAATATGAAGTTTGTAAATTATTTTTCAAGTAACGCAAGACAATGGGACAAGATAGCAATAGAATGGAGAGTAGGAGGATTAACTATGTTAGAAGTCAAAGGAGACCTATCAAAAGGATGTGCTAAATTTATTATATTTAACATAGGTTTTAATAAAAACTGCAATTGTTAAATATGAGTACTAGAAGACAAGTATTAGGAGTTGGTCCTAATAAAAATAAATATATCCCTTCCAATGACAAAAGTCGTGGATTGGGAGATACGATAGAGAAATTTACTAAAGCTACAGGAATTAAAAAAGCTGTAGATGCGGTAGCAAATGCAACAGGAAAAGACTGTGGGTGTGGAAAACGAAAAGATTCCTTAAACAGAATATTCCCTTATGATAAATAAATAAAAAAAAGTTATGCCTAATCAATTATTTTACCCAAAAAGAGCTTTTAGACTAGATGGAGCAAATCCAAACAACGTTTATAATCCTGCACCTCAAAACTATATAAAAACTTATGATGTTAACTTGGTTGTAGGACTCGATATTACTCTTGTTGCAGGACAAGATATATTGGCAGACGGTGTGGGTGTTGGAGATGTTATATATGTTCCTAATGGACCTGCTATAGGTAATAGAAGTATAATAACAAGTATAACTTCCGGCATAAAGTTTGCGGTAACAGATGCCACGGGTGTAGCAGGCGGTAAACCTGTAGGTATATATAAAAACACTCCTCATGCAGGAATACTAATGTTTTGTGGTGACCTAGCCAAAACTGACATATTAGAATTTGCCGACCTGGGATGGGATGGGACGTCTGTTTCTACCTCCGGACTTATTGGTGTACACACTTGGCTTGGTCCTGTTTTATCAGAAATATCAATTGTTCCTATACAGACTGTAGCACTTCTTAAAAATACTTCCATTAGTAGTGATGGTCTAATTTATATTACGTATAATTAATATGTGGACAACGGGCATAACACTAAATGGTAGCTATAAAATAAAATATTTTATTAAAGATGTCAAAAACCGTATTTCGATTTCAGCCCAACAAAAAGAACAAGCACAAAAGACACAGCAAGAGCAAGTCTACGTATTCAAAGGGAGCTACTAATTATGTAAAACATTATAGAGGTCAGGGAAGATGAAAGCATTATTTTTATTATTATTATTTCCGTTACTTTCATTTGGACAATTCTTTAAATATTCTACTGTATATACTTCTTTTACTATGGGTACTTCTATGGTGGAAAGAGAAAATTACATTGCTATAGATAGGGGTTATGAGGATGTAACACAAATTAACGAATATGACTATAATTTAACAATAGGTATTCGAAAAATTGCTAGATTTGATTATGAGTACAAAGTTAAAACGTGGTACTACGGTACTGAGCGAACTGTTTCAGATAACGTTACTGTTGGTAATGCTAATGGTTGGGAGTATCTTCTTAATTATTCTTTTATACGGAATCGTGGTGAAAAATTTAATAATGCAAATTTTTGGTTACGTTATCTTGGAAATAAAACAGTTAATAAATTACAATACAAAGACAATCAAAGAGTAAATTTAGAATATACTTCTTTTGATAGTCGATTTAGAGTTACAAAAGGTGCGTGGGATTTTACTGCCGGATTATGTTTCCGTAATCATCCTGTATATGGAGTTAATCCTATTGAGGATTTTTGGACACCCGGGGAAACTACTTTTGTCGAGTTGGCTGCAGACTTTGGATATAGCAGGCAATTTGTAAATGGGGGGTGGCATTGGTTTAGTAATGAAAAGCTAATAGCTACATCAAATGATGAGTTTTATAAGCATTATTTTGGAGATGCAGTCGCATCTTTCAATGAACAAGAATTAGATAAGTTAGGCACTCAAAACGAAATAAGTGCTGTTTTAGGTGTTTCGTACTATAAATGGTCACCAAAACTATGGATTCATATATGGTATAATTTACTACCTTTGCATTATGGGTTTGATAATTACTCTTTTGAGTATGGACTCGAGAACAGTGATTGGGCAGAATGGGACGCAGGAGTTGTGTTTGGTTCACGAGTTACAAAGAATTTAGGTATCTTTGTAGAAGGAACACACCAAAGGTATTGGATGAAGCCTGTATATGAATTAAAGGTTGGGTTTAACTATTTATTCTTTTAAGTATGAAAAAATACATATTATTATTATTTATTTTATTAAGCGGAATTGTGTTGTCTCAAGATTATAATAATAACTGCGTGGCTTGTGCAGAGTCAGGAGGTTTTTATTGTGGAGATGATGAATCTAATTGGACACAATACTCACCTGAGGGGTGTGTTCCAGGAACGTGGCTTAATGATGGATGGGAAGACTGTGTAGATGCAACAGATGAACAAGAAACTACACCTACAACTATTATTGATTGCACTATTGATGTTGTAGAGTGCGATACAGTGTATGTAGACGTGATAGAATATATTAACTTAACCGATACTATTATTGAAATTCAAGTAATAGAAGAAATAGATACTCTTTATATTTATGAAGATATATTAGATACTTTATTTATAGAAGTAATTGAAACCGAATGGATATATATAGAAGAATATATTGATTGTGACACAGGACTTCCGTGTAACACTCAAATTATAGAAATAATTAAAAACTCAGAAGAGACTAATTTAATTTACAATTTAAAAGGTCAGGTTATAAGAAAACCTGAAAGTATTTATATTCAAAACGGTAAAGTAAAATGGCTCAAATAAGCAACAATACAAAAGTAAGCACTGACTTAAAGTTTTTAATAAGTTTTATTGTAATGGTAATAGGACTAGTGGGGACTTATTACAATTTAGTCGGTCAAGTTAACTCAATAGAAGTTAAAGTTGAAAAGTTTGACGGCTATCCAAGTGCAGGAGAAATAAATATGAAAAATGAATTAATAAGACAAACCGTTTTATCCAATAAAGAAACATTAGATGCAATAGAAAAAAAGATAGATGTAATGGATGAGCGATTGTATGAAATAATACAAAAATGAAATTTTTATCTTTATTATTATTAATCACAACTTTAGTTTTTGGACAAACATCTATTAAGGAAAATGAGTTGGGGTCGATATTAAAAGAAGATATTGTTGTAATAGAATTTTATGCAGATTGGAACAAAGATAATATGGTTGATTTGTCGGAATTTAAAGATATTAAGACTTATACAATTAACATAGAAGATTATCCCAATCTTGTTTCAAAATATAAAATACTTTCCGTTCCTACTATTATTGTTTTTTATAACAAAGAGGTAATAGAGAAATATGAAGCAGATTTAACATTTAAATTAAGCATTAAAGACGCTAAAAAGAAAGTTGAAGAATTAGTATTAAAGAAATTTATGTAAAATGAAGTTATCTAAAAATTTTTTCTTGGCGGAGTTTTTAAAATCAAATGTAGCAAAGAGACATGGTATTGATAATTCTCCAGAGTTTCATCACATAGAGCAAATGAAATCATTGTGTGAATTTACTTTACAACCTATAAGAGATGGCATAGGAATGTTGGGAATTAATTCAGGCTTTAGGTCTGAAGAGTTAAATAAAGCTTTAGGAGGTGCTCATAAAATAAAAGACGGTGTTTATATGCCTACAAGTCAACATTGCAAAGGTCAAGCGGCAGATTTAAAATATAGAAACAATAAGGGAAAGGTTGATAATAAAGTTATATGGGATTATGTGTTAGAAAACAATATTCCTTTTGACCAAATGATAAATGAGTTTGATTACGCATGGATACATATTTCATACAACCTTAAAGGAAATAGATGTCAGTTATTAGAAGCATATAAAGATTCTAATGGAAAAACTAAATATAAAAAAGCATGATAAAAGGATTTATAAAATCATTAATTGGAGACGCATCAACTATTATTGATGATGTAGTTACATCAAAAGAAGAAAAAATGGCATTACGAAATGCTATGAAAAAAATGTTATTAGAATCAGAAGTTGAATTACAAAAAAATGTAACTGAAAGATGGAAGGCTGACATGAGTTCTGATAGTTGGTTATCTAAAAACATAAGGCCTTTAACGTTAGCTTTTTTATTAATATCTACTGTGCTTCTTATATTTATAGACGCGGGGTTTATAAATTTTGAAGTTAAAAATTCTTGGGTTGACCTTTTGCAACTCGTTATGATTTCTGTTGTGGGAGCGTACTTTGGGGGTCGTTCATTAGAAAAAATAAAAAGATAAAATTATGGGGAAAAAAATATGTTGGCCTTATGGAAAGAAAAAGTACTGTGGGGTAGAAATACCTAGTAGGGAAACTTCAACTCACAAGTATGCAAGAACTACAAATGGTAAGATTAAAAAAATTAAAAAATAATATGAAAAAGAAATTTAAAATACACATGATGTGTAAAAAAGATAAATGTATTAAAGTTACTTCTATGAAAGAACATTTTAAATTAAAAAAAAAGGGATACACTCATACTAAACCAAAAAAACAATGAAAATAACTAGTGCTAAAAAACAATCAGCATTAAAAAATGCAGGAGTCTCTGGTTTAAATAAACCTAAAAGAACTCCGTCTCATCCTACAAAGTCTCATGTGGTAGTAACGGTATGTGAAGGAAAAATAAAAACTATTCGATTCGGAGAACAGGGAGCTAGCACAGCAGGAAAACCTAAACAAGGAGAATCTGATAGAATGAAAAAGAAAAGAAAGTCTTTTAAATCAAGACATGGAAAAAATATATCTAAAGGAAAGTGTTCGGCAGCTTATTGGGCGAATAAAGTTAAGTGGTAAAATATTAGTATATTTGTATATAAATTAAAATTTAATCAAAATGTCAAAAAAAGAAAAAACAGAATTAATAGAAGATTATTTAACTAAAGATGAGTTAAATGAAATTAAACAAGTAATTCAAGATTTAAACTCTGCAAAAATAAAATTAGCAGACAATGTTCTTGAGCAAGAAGAAGTTAAAAAAGTACTTGGTATAATTAAAACTAAGCTAATAGATAAAGAGAAATCTCTTATTGTTAAATATGGTGCAGATGCTAAAGTTAGTTTAGAAACAGGCAAAGTCTCTGTTAAACAAAAAGATAAATACTTAAAAGTAGAAGACAAAGAAGAGGTAAAAAATAAAAGAGAACAACAATTTAAAAATAGATAAAATGGCAAAAATTAGCTCATATTCAAACGTAACAACTCCAGAATTAACCGACAACTTAATTGGTACAGATGTTAGTAGTAGTAATGCTACTAAAAATTTTACTGCTCAACAATTATTAGGATTATTGGGAGGAACTTTAGGAGGAGCAGTGATTAGTATGCCTACTGTACCCAACAACACAACAGCTTTAACTATAGGAATGGTTGCAGGACAATTATACAAAACAGATGACGGTACAGGAGATTTCTTGGTTAAAGTCGTTGTTTAAATTAAATAAAATGGAAATTAGAAAAATATCAGTAGGTCCTGACTATAAGTCGGGAGCTATGCACTACATAGTAGGACAACCTGTCTTGGGTGGTAATTACATTATAGAGCTTATAAAACAAGATGAAGACTCTCAGTCTATAAGAATTTATATTAGAGATGGAGATGTAATTTTAAAATGGAAAGAGTTTAATAACACTATTCCTGTTTCTTTAGAATATAATATAAATATATAATGAGGTCTCCTACACAGTTTATTGTATCTCCTGTTAATAAAAGGAGATATAACAACTCAAAAAAAATAGGGGGTAAAGATATTATTATTAGCACTTCTCAAGAAGATGTTAGTTTTTCCAATAGAGAGGCCGAAGTAGTTGAAATTCCTTTAAATTATAAAGGGGATATTAAAAAGGGAGATGTTTTATTGGTACACCATAATGTTTTCAAGTATTATTACGATATGAGGGGAAGGCAAAAAAGTGGTAAAAGTTTTTTAAAAGATGATTGTTTTTTGGTAGACATGGAGCAGTTTTTTTTATACAAACAAAATAATAAATGGAAAACTTACGGTAGATATTGTTTTGTTAGACCTATTCCAAAGACAGAAAGTGTTATTTTTAAAAACACTAATAAAGAGCCTTTAATGGGAGAAATGGTGTATGTAAATAATTATTTAAAATTGCAAGGTTTAAAGACGGGTGACAAAGTATCTTTTGTTCCTGATAGTGAATATGAGTTTAGAGTAGAAGACGAGAAGTTATACAGAATGTATGACCATCAAATAACTATAAAATTATGACTTTATTTGTGTTAGATGATATATTAGCACATCCCGATGAGTATGTACAAGATGTATTAAAAAATCCTTTTGTGGATGTAGAAGATGGTGATAATTTGTTTAAAGGAATACAATCACGAGCAAATGATGAAGTAGAGAAATTTGTGTTATTACTGTTTCCTGATTATACAGTGAAATATAATTTTATTCGTCAATCACCTTTTAAACAAATAGAGCCGAATTATATTCATACAGATGAAATGATGGGGGATAAAACAGTCTTGGTATATTTAAATAAGTATTATCCTCCAAATGCAGGAACAGTGTTGTATGATAAAGATGAAGATAAGTCTGTAAGAATTTATATGAAATATAACAGACTAGTTGTGTTTGATTCTCACGAAAAACACTCGAGAAATTTGTATAATAATTTTGGTGATAAAAATAATTCAAGATTGGTGCAAGTTTTATTTTTAAAAAAATGAGCGACAAGTTTGAATGGAAAAAAATAGATTGGAAAGAAACAAGAAAGCTTACCAAACCGATGGTGCATCAAAGTAAAAAAAAATATAATCGAAAAAAAAATGAATTCAAAAGAGTTAAAAATACAAATTATAGAAGCGGGGAGGAAAGCTGTTAGACAATTAATTAAAGTGGCAAAAGAAGAGATAATTAAACCTGACCCAGAAGATGAATTGGCTGCAGACCGATTAAAAAATGCTGCTGCTACCAAAAAGCTTGCTATTTTTGATGCGTTTGAAATATTAAATAGAATTGATGGTGAGGAGGAAAGTTTAAAAGAATTAGATAATGTTAAACAAATAGATACTAAACAAGGCTTTGCAGAAAGACGTTCAAAATAATTTATATAAAGTTTTAGAAGACTATATTCCTAAACGAGTTTTATCTAATAAAAATCGGGGAGGAACTTGGCAGTATGGATATAATGAAAAATATGATTTTATAAATATATCTAAAACAGGAAGGGTAGGTAAAATAATTAATATTTCAGGACTTATAATAGGGCTTCCTTTATTCCCCAAAGAATGTTATAGTAGAAGTAGTAATAAAATTGAACAGTATTGGGAGAGAGAAAACATTCCTAAATCTTTATCTAAAATACAATCAATATTTCAATGGAATGATGCTCCTAAAGAATTTAAGAGTAGATGGGTAGATTATATAGAAAGTGAGTTTGATAAAAGAGAAGAAGGGTATTGGTTTATGAATAATGGTATTCCAACTTACATTACAGGTTCTCATTACATGTATTTACAATGGACTAACATAGATGTAGGGTATCCTGATTATAGAGAAGCGAATAGAATATTTTTTTTATTTTGGGAAGCGTGTAGAGCAGATAATAGAAGTTTTGGAATGACTTATTTAAAAATAAGACGGTCAGGCTTTTCTTATATGGGTTCTTCTGAATGTATAAATGTAGGTACATTAGCAAAAGATTCAAGAGTAGGTATATTATCTAAAACGGGTTCTGATGCAAAAAAAATGTTTACCGACAAAGTTGTTCCTATTTCAAGTAGATTACCTTTCTTTTTTAGACCTATTCAAGATGGTATGGATAAACCTAAAACTGAATTAGCATTTAGAATTCCTGCATCTAAAATAACTAAAAAAAATATGTATGACGTGACTAATGAAGAGTTATATGGACTTGATACTACAATAGATTGGAAAAATACTGATGAAAACTCTTATGATGGTGAAAAACTTTTATTATTAGTTCACGATGAAAGTGGTAAATGGGTTAAGCCAAATAATATTTTAAATAATTGGAGGGTTACAAAAACTTGTTTAAGATTAGGAAGTAAAATTATAGGAAAATGTTTAATGGGCTCTACCTCTAATTCTTTATCAAAGGGTGGTGGTAATTTTAAAAAACTATTTGAAGACTCTGATGTAAGTACTAGAAATGCAAATGGTCAAACAAAAAGTGGAATGTATTCATTGTTTATTCCTATGGAATGGAATATGGAAGGTTTTATAGATAGATATGGTATGCCTGTTTTTTTTAACCCTAAAGAGAAAATTGTAGGAGTAGATGGCGAATATATTACTAAAGGAGCAATTGACTATTGGAAAGCAGAAGTAGATTCTTTAAAACAAGATGCTGATGCTTTAAATGAATTTTATAGACAATTTCCTCGTACTGAATCTCATGCGTTTAGAGATGAAAGTAAATCTTCTTTATTTAATTTAACAAAGATTTATCAACAAATAGATTATAATGATTCATTAATTCAAGGACAACATTTAACGCGAGGTAGTTTTAGTTGGGCAAATGGTGTTAAAGATAGTAAAGTGGTTTGGTCACCTAATACAAGAGGTCGTTTTTTAATTAGTTGGTTGCTTCCGAAAAATTTACAAAATAAAGTAATAGAAAGAAAAGGAAATAAATATCCCGGCAATGAGCATTTAGGCTCTTTTGGTTGTGACTCGTATGATATTTCAGGGACAGTTGGGGGTAAGGGGTCAAATGGTTCGTTACACGGATTAACAAAATTTAATATGGATGAAGTTCCAAGTAATGAGTTTTTTTTAGAATATATAGCCCGACCACAGACTGCAGAAATATTTTTTGAAGAAGTTTTAATGGCTTGTGTTTTTTATGGTATGCCTATATTAGTGGAAAATAACAAACCTAGATTGTTATATCATTTAAAAAATAGAGGATATAGAGCTTTTTCAATTAATAGACCTGATAAAAAACTTATTAAATTATCTAAAACAGAAAGAGAGCTAGGAGGAATACCGAATAGTTCTGAAGATGTAAAACAGGCTCATGCTGCCGCGGTTGAGTCGTATATTGAAAAACATGTAGGATTAGATTTGCAAGGAACATATAGAGATTCTGACTTAATGGGCACAATGTTGTTTAGTAAAACTCTTGAAGATTGGGCAAAGTTTGACATAAATAATAGAACCGCTTTTGATGCTACAATTAGCACAGGGTTAGCTATTATGGCTAATCAGAAGCATCTTTATACGCCAAATCAAAAACAGTCAAAAATAAGTATTAACTTTGCAAGGTATAATAACCAGGGATTAACTAGTGAAATAATGCAATGAAGAATAACAAACCTGTAACCATAAATATAAAGCAAGCAGCTTTTCCAACACAGTTTGTTTCAGACGAGAAAAAAGCTACAAAAGAGTATGGACTTCAAATAGGTCAAGCGATACAATACGAATGGTTTAGAAAAGATTCTACTAATTGTCGTTATTATAGCCAATGGAGAGATTTTCACAGATTAAGATTATATGCTCGTGGCGAACAATCTGTGGCTAAATATAAAAATGAAATATCAGTAGATGGAGACCTTTCTCATCTTAATTTAGATTGGACACCTGTTCCTATATTGCCTAAATTTGTAGACATTGTAGTTAATGGTATGGCAGATAGATTATTTAAAGTAAAAGCGTATGCTCAAGATGCAATGTCTCAATCTAAAAGAAGTAAATACCAAGATATGATAGAGGGTCAAATGGCCGCTAAACCTATTTTAGAAACCATTCAAAAACGTGGAGGTGTTGACCCGTTTAGCATGGACCCTGAGCAACTTCCTGAAACAGATGAGGAGCTTCAGTTGTTTATGCAATTAAAATATAAACCTGCTATAGAAATAGCAGAAGAAGAAGCTATTGACACAATGTTTCAAGAAAATCATTATCAAGATTTAAGAAAAAGATATGATTATGATTTAACTACTTTAGGAATTGCTATTGCTAAACACGAGTTTTTAGAAGGTTCAGGAGTTCAGGTTAGTTATGTAGACCCTGCAAACGTGGTTTATAGCTATACTGAAGACCCTCATTTTAAAGATTGTTTTTATTGGGGAGAGATTAAAACTTTACCTATTACAGAGCTTCTTAAAATAAATCAAAGTTTAACTAATGAAGACTTAGAGGAGATTACACAATATAGTCAAAATTGGTATAATTATTACAATGTAGCACAGTTTTATGAAAATGATATTTTTTATAAAGATACCGCAACTGTAATGTATTTTAATTATAAAACTACTAAGAAGATAGTTTATAAGAAAAAAAAATATGACAATGGTAATACAAGGATGATTGAAAAAAATGACCAATTTAATCCTCCAAGTGAAATGATGGAAGAAGGTAATTTTGAAAAGGTTGAAAAAACAATTGATGTTTGGTATGATGGGGTTATGGTTATGGGAACAAATATTATTTTAAAGTGGGAGCTAGCTCATAATATGGTTCGACCTAAGTCAGCCAACCAACATGCTCTTCCTAATTATGTAGCTGTTGCGCCACGTATGTATAAAGGAGTTATAGAGTCTTTAGTTAGAAGAATGATACCTTTTGCTGATTTAATACAAATTACCCATTTAAAACTTCAACAAGTAATAGCACGAACTGTTCCGGATGGGGTATTTATTGATGCTGATGGTTTAAACGAAGTTGATTTAGGTTCAGGTAATGAATACAACCCTGAAGACGCTTTACGTCTTTACTTTCAAACAGGTAGTGTTGTGGGTAGAAGTTTTACGCAAGATGGGGACTATAATCATGCTAAAGTTCCAATTACACCACTAAACACAAGTTCCGGTTCAGGTAAAGTTCAAATGTTAGTTGCTAATTATAATCATTATTTAGGAATGATTAGAGCTGTTACGGGACTTAATGAAGCAAGAGATGGGTCAACACCTGACCCTAATTCTTTAGTTGGTGTTCAAAAATTAGCTGCATTAAATTCAAATACTGCTACAAGACACATTTTAGAAGGTAGTTTGTATATATATAGAAGATTAGCAGAAGGATTGTCTTATAGAGTAGCAGACATATTAGAGTATTCAGATTTTAAAGATTCATTTATAAATAAAATAGGTAAGTATAATGTTTCTATTTTAAATGACATAAAAGATTTATACATATATGACTTTGGTATCTTTATAGAAATATCTCCAGATGAAGAGCAAAAAGCTCAATTAGAGGCTAATATACAAATGGCTTTATCTAAACAAGATATTAATTTAGAAGACGCAATAGATATTAGAGAAATTAAAAATATAAAACTTGCCAATCAATTATTAAAAGTTAAACGTGTGCAAAAGCAAGATAGAGAAGAAAAAATGGTGATGCAAAAACAAGCTATGCAAGCTCAACAACAATTAAAATCTCAAGAAATGGCAGCTCAACTTGCAATTCAAAAACAACAAGCAGAAATTCAAGCTAAGGTTGCTTTTAAACAAGCGGAAATTCAATTTGAAGTAGAAAAAATGAAACAAGAAGCTCAATTAAAATCTCAACTTATGAGAGAAGAGTTTGATTACAATTTACAATTAAGAAACATGTCTGAAGGTGGGTTGCAAAATCGAGAATCTCAAAGAGAGAAAGCTAAATCTGATAGAATCACGCAACAAAATAATCAGCAAGCTAGATTAATAAACCAAAAAAAGAACAATTTACCACCACAAAAGTTTGAGTCTAACGAAGACACTTTAGATGGTTTTGACTTAGCACAATTTGGGCCTAGGTAGTGTTTAAATTATTATTAAAAAAATTATTAACTTTGTATAAAATTATATCTAATGAAATTAAATGAAAACATAAAAGTAAGAGAGGTAAAACTCACAGAAGCAAAATCTAATCAAGAAATTGAAAAAGAGCTTTTGCAAAAACATGACGCTAAACAACAAGAAGAGGTTGTTGCAAAACAAGAAACTGAAGCAACACAAGATACTCCTACAACTCAACAGGTTCAGGAGGAAGCTAAAAAAGAGTTTAGTGAAAACGATATTCTTTCACATATAAATGAAAGATACAATAAAGAAATAAAGTCTGTAGACGAATTATTTCAGGAAAGAGAAGATTCAGAACCTTTACCTGAAGACGTTTCAGCTTATTTAAAATATAAAAAAGATACAGGAAGAGGTTTTGATGATTATGTTAAATTAAATCAAAATTTTGATGAACTTCCTGAGGACACTCTACTAAAGCAGTATTATATGGCTACAGAAGAGGGATTAGATGAAGAGGATGTAAATTATATGATGCAAGATTTTTCTTATGACAAAGAGGTTGATGAGCCGGATGTAATAAGAAGAAGAAAGTTAGAGAAGAAAAAAAATATTGCTAAAGCAAAAAAATTCTTTAATACTCAAAAAGAAGATTATAGCCAACCACTTGAGTCAAGAGGAGATGGTGTTTCTACAGAGGATAAAGAAATTTTAAAGAATTATAAGCAATATATGGCAGATGCAAAAACGGCTGAAGAGGTTACTACTAAAAAGCGTGAGTTTTTTATTAATAAAACCAATGAAGTTTTTAACCCTGAGTTCAAAGGTTTTGAGTTCAAAATTGGGGAACAAAAACTAGTTTATTCGCCTGGTAGCGCTGAGGAAGTTAAACAGCAACAATTAACACCTAATACATTTTTAGAAAAACATTTAGATGAAAAGGGTTTAATTAAAAATGCAAGTAACTACCACATGGCACTATCTGCGGCCATGAACCCTCAAAAGTTTGCTGAGTTCTTTTATGAACAAGGCAAATCGATGGCGGCAGAAGATGTAATGCGTAAGACTAAAAATATTAAAATGACTACGCGAAATACACCTGAAGTTGCTAGCAAAGGAGGGATGAAAATTAAATCTTTATCACAAAATAGTGGAAGAGGTTTAAGAATAAAAAGTTTTAAAAAGAGTTAAAAATATTTAAAAAAATTAGATTATGAGTTTATTAGCAACCCCAGGTGCACAACTACAACCTGCTTCCGAGCAAGTAGCTGCACCTTATAATTATCTTACCAACGCAGATTTTACGTGGTTACAGCAATATTTGCCTGACACTTACGAAAAAGAGTTTGAGCGTTATGGTAATAGAACTGTTTCTTCATTCCTTAGAATGGTAGGAGCAGAAATGCCTTCAATTTCTGACCAAGTTACTTGGGCGGAACAAGGAAGGTTACACACTAAGTATACAAATGTAGCTATTAATGGTGGTGGTGCGTTAGCAGCAGCAGACAATGCTACATTTATTGTAAACGATGCCATGGCTCCGGCAGCAGCAGACGTATCATTAAGAGTTGGACAAACTGTTTTTATGCAAAATAATAACGGTAGTTCATCTAATAAAGGTATTATTACTGCGGTAACTTTAAATGCAGGTGCGCCAGACACATTCGTTGCTTACTTCTATGAAGGAGCGGGTATGACTGCAGCAGGTGCGGATACGTTTACAATGTTTATTTATGGTTCAGAATTTAGAAAAGGAACTTCAGGAATGATAGGTTCGTTAGAAGCTAACGATGAGTTCTTTAATAATTCACCAATTATCATTAAAGACACATATAATGTTACAGGTTCAGATATGGCACAAATCGGATGGGTAGAAGTTACTACTGAAGATGGCGCTGCAGGATACTTATGGTATCTAAAGTCAGAACATGAAACAAGATTACGTTTTGATGATTACCTAGAAACAGCAATGATTGAAGCTGTTCCTGCTGAAGCAGGTTCAGGTGTAATCGGCTTAGCAGGTGGTGCAGGTTTTGAACAAGTAGGTAATAAAGGTTCTGAAGGTATCTTCTATGTAGTAAATCAGAGAGGAAACGTTTGGGCAGGAGGTAACCCTGTTGCTTTAGCTGATTGGGATACTGTTATCTCAAGATTAGATAAGCAAGGTGCTATCGAAGAGAATGTTGTATTTGTTAACAGAGATTTCGGTTTTGATATTGATGACATGTTAGCGGCACAAAATTCTTACGGTGCAGGTGGTACTTCTTATGGTTTATTCGATAATGATGAAGAAATGGCATTAAATCTAGGATTCACAGGATTCCGAAGAGGATATGACTTTTACAAGTCTGATTGGAAATACCTAAATGACCCTACAATGAGAGGAGGTTTATCGTCTATAGCAGGAAGTGGTTCTGTAAATGGTTTGTTAGTACCTGCGGGTTCTACATCTGTTTATGACCAAATTCTTGGTAAAAACGCTAAACGACCTTTCTTACATGTTAGATATAGAGCTTCACAAACTGAAGACCGTAGATATAAAACATGGATTACAGGTTCAGCAGGAGGTGCACGAACTTCATCAGTTGATGAAATGCAAGTGAACTTCTTATCAGAAAGATGTGTTTGTACTTTAGGTGCAAATAACTTTGTGATATTCAACGCGTAGTTGAAGAGTGATGATAGGAGTGTCTCTTTAAGGAGACACTCTTATTATTTTTTAAATTATAAATTATATTAAATTAAATTGAAATGAAAAAAACAGCAAAATTTACAGACAAAGCTTATAGGTTACTAGGTGATTCGACACCTCTTTCTTACATGTTACCTACAAGGCATACAAAAAGATTTCCCATATTACATTTTGATGAAGAAACAGGAATTAATAGAGAATTAAGATATTCTACTAATCAAAAAAGTATTTATGTAGACGAACAAGATGAAAATGTTATTTTAGAAGCTATTATTTTTGAAGACGGTTTATTGTACGTTAGAAAAAATAATCAAATACTACAACAGTTTTTAGAACACCATCCCTTAAAAGGAAGAATGTTTGAGGTTATTAATAATGAAAAAGATGCGGAAGACGTAGTTGAAATACTTAATCAAGAAGTAGATGCTTTAGTTGAGGCTCGTTCTTTATCGGTAGAACAATTAGTTGAAGTGGGTAGAGTTTTATTTGGAAACGTTACTAAAAAATCTACAGCAGAAATTCGTAGAGACGTTTTAGTTTTTGCAAGAAATGAACCTGCAGAATTTTTAAATATTATTTCTGACCCTCAGTTAAAGTTTACTGCTCAAGTACAAGCATTTTTTGATAATGGGTTAATATTAAAAAAAGGTAAAGATATTTTCTTTAATACTAAATCTAACAAGAAAAGAATGGTTGTTATTCCTGCAGGTGAAGATGAGGTTTATATTGTAAGCTCATATTTACAAAGTGAAGAAGGAGAGCAGTCTTTTAAGTTGTTAGAAAAAACATTAGAAAATTAATGTATCTTTGTATCGAGAACAATCTCATATAACCATTAAAACCTTTTTATAAAATGGAAAAATTTATCAAAGTTACAAACGCTCCAATTACAGGTCAAATAATCAGTCTTAACGGAGTAAAAGCACTTGCTACGGCAGCTTCAGGAACAGCAACAACGGTTACAATCGATTATGTTGATGGTACAACTACTACAGTAACAACTGCAGCACAAATTTCTCATGATGTTTACACAGCTATATTAGAGGCTATTGAGGCAGCATTAGTTACAAGTTGGACAAGACCAATGTATTCTCTTACATTACCTAAAGCTGTAACAAGTATTGTAAATGCTTAATTAGTTTACGTATATCAGTAAGTAAAGAGAGGTCTACAAAAAAGTGGGCCTCTTTTTTTTTATTATCTTTGCATTATGAGTATTTCACAAAATCATAAGTATATATGTTTTTATTATTGGGACACGGCAATCCATGCGCTTAACCCGTATCAAAAAGAGTATTTACCGGTAGAAGGTTTTATTTGGGCTGAAAGAATGTCTTCTACGCAGATAAAATTATATTACGCAGGGCAAATGACTATTGAGCTTACTCACACAGCTGACCCTGCACATAGGGTTATAAATGCCTTTAAAAAAGCTTTTAACTTAGCTAGAACAAGTAATGGCAGTATAGATGTAGATTATAGCCTTCCTCCTATTCCTAGTAGCTTAATTGCTCCCCCTCCTACAGTTCCTCCTATTTATGTTAGCGCGGTCTCTGTTAAGAAAATACCTTAACCTTGTAAAAATACATTTCTCTTTTTTTTTTATTATCTTTGTGGTTATGATAAACGAAGTATATCAAATGTGTTTAGCTCTGCTAAACAAAAATAATTATGGATACATGACTCCTCAAGAATTTAACTTGTTTGCACAACAAGCTCAGTTAGATATTTTTGAAGATTTGTTTATTGATTATAATATGCAAATTACTAAACGAGCAGGAAGAAGGTCGGACACAGGATACCCTGATATTGCAAAAGGAATAGAAGAAACAATAAGTATATTTTCTACTACAGTAGCTTTAACTAATCAAAGTTTTCAACCTATTGCAGGGGGGTGGACTGTAAATGCTAATAGTAATGCAATAAATAATTTATACAGTTTACCTTATGATTATTATTTTATAAATAAACTTTTTTACTTACCAACTTTATTATATGACATTCCGGCTGCGTCTATAAGTGCTTTGCCTGCAGCTTTTCCTGAAAAAGGAAATTTATTCACAGGCCTTTTTATGAACCCTAACACACCTACATTATCTATTGGTGATTATATTGTTAACCTATTGCCTGCAGGAGACACATCTACAGAATATCCTGTATCAACTGTAATGTCTTTTTTTGATAATCCTGCCGGAGCAGATGAGGTATATGCTTCTGATTTATATATATTTAGAAATGGAGTTACTTTTCCTTCAGTAAAAATATTTTCTAAAAAAGGATTGATAGAAATAGAAAAGGTAAGTCAAAAAAGAATATTTAACTTAACAACTTCTAATTTAACAGCTCCTAGTACTCAATGGCCCTCTTACGTTTTAAGGGGAGATAAAGATAGCGGCAATCAAGCAGCAGAGGTATACCCTATAGAAGTTATAAATGAAGACGGTATGGTTTTTTGTCAGTACATACGATACCCTAAAACACCTAATTGGACATCATTAAATACAGGAGGAAGAGCATTTTTTAACCAAGCAGCAGCAGATTATCAGGATTTTGAATTACCTCAAGATAATTTTCAAGATTTAGTATCTCGTATATTACAATACGGAGGATTAACAATAAGAGAAGCAGGAATTGTTCAATACGGACAAGCTTTAGAATCTGCAGAGAGTGCAGAGCAAACAAGTAAATAATTATGACATATATATCGAATTTACAATATTATGAAAACAATGGTACAGTCCCAACTGATTTGAATTGGGGTTCGTATCAGTTTGTTAGTCTTTATGATGTGGTTAATAATTTTATGTTAATTTACAACGATAATGACACATTAGTTTCAAGTGAAGAAAGATATAAAGTTTTATTTCATGCTAAACGTGGTATACAAGAGCTAAACTATGATGCTTTTAGAGAAATAAAAATATTACAAGTAGAAATTAATGCGCAAGCTTTGATGATAATGCCTCCTGATTATGTTAATTGGGTGAGAATATCTTTATATAAAAATGGATGCTTAATGCCTTTAACAGAAAATATTCAAGCTAATACGGCATTATCTTATTTAAAAGACAATAATGGTAATTGGCTATACGACCAAGATGGCAATATACTTAGTCCTCAGTTTTCTCCTTTAGATTTAGATAGAATTTCGGGAACAAAAAAAAGTATTTATTTAAATCAAAATAGTCCTTTTAATGGACAGGAAGGTTATAATTGGGAAGGTAATTGGTATTTTGACTACACTATTGGTTCTCGATTTGGATTAAACACTGAAACCGCTAATAGTAACCCAACTTTTAGAATTGATAAAAAGGGAGGTGTAATTAATTTTAATTCAACTATGATAGGTCAACAGTGTGTTTTAGAATACGTTTCAGATGGAATGGAAGGGGGTGTAGATTCTAATATATCAGTTAATAAATTATTTGAAGATTATATATACGCGTATATTAATTATGCTATTTTATCTAGTAAGTTTGGGGTGCAAGAATACATTGTTTCAAGAGCAAAAAAAAACAAAAGTGCTTTATTGAGAAATGCAAAAATAAGATTAAGTAACATACATCCTGGAAGACTCTTAATGAATTTAAGAGGAAGGGATAAATGGATTAAATAATGGTACAAGTTAAAAGAACTTTTGCGGCAGGAAAAATGAACAAGGCGGTAGACGAACGTTTACTGCCACCGGGAGAATATGTAGATGCTCAAAATTTACGTTTAGGCTCTACAGAAACTTCTGAAGTAGGTTCTATTGAAATAACAAGAGGAAATACTCAGATTACTACTATTTCTTATAACAATACCGCTTTATCAAATGCAGCAAGGTGTATAGGAGCGATAGATGACCCTGCAACAGAAACTATTTATTGGTTTGTTCATGACCCTTCGTTTACAGGTCAAGGAGCAACATCTCCCCTAATTACTACTATTTTAGACTTAGTTCTTTCATATAATGCAAACACCGGTCAAATATCTTATCATTTGGTTAGTGTTCAAGAAGGAGCTTCCGCAAGGAGCACTTTAAATTTTAATGAAAGATTTTTAATTACAGGGTGTAATTTAGTTGATGATTTATTGTTTTGGACGGATAATAGAAATCCTCCTAGATGTATAAATGTTAGAAGAGGATACGCTCCTCCAACAATTTCTGCAAATGTTATTGTGTCTAGTGATAATTTTTCTGCCGAAGAAATTAGAGTAATTGTAAGACCTCCAAATAATTCTCCGACCGTTTCTTTATCTTCAGGTTCAGATGAATTTAATTTTTTAGAAGAAAGGTTTATTTCGTTTGCTTATAGATATAGATATGAAGATGGAGAATTTTCTGCTACATCACAATTTTCAGACCCCGCTTTTATACCAAAGCGATTTGCTTTTAGTCCTCAAAGTTTTTTAAATGAAGGGATGATTAATAGTAGAAATGTAGCCACTGTAACATTTAATACAGGAAGCTCATTAGTAAAAGGCATAGAGTTGTTATGGAAAGACAATGACAATGGTATAATAAAAGTAATGGAAAGAATTACAAAAGAAGGATTGTTTGCAGATAATATAGATATAAGTAGACAGTTTAATACAAGTAAAATTCTTACTGTATTGCCTGATTCTGAAATATTAAGATTATATGATAACGTCCCGAGATTTGCTAAAGCTCAAACATTAATGGGGAATAGACTAGTGTATGGTAATTATGTAGAAAATTATGATTTAAAAAACGCTGATACCACTGATGCTCTTCCTACTAATATTGATTACAATTGCACCCTTCTTCAAACGGAGATTGGTGAAGTTGATTTAGATTCAGCTGCCACTAGAACAACTGCATCTTACACAATTGGAACAACTCCTATAACTAATAATAATGCTGCTTTACAATTAGATTTTAGTTCTGTTAGCACCGGTTTGGTAGCAGGAGCAACATTAAACATTGGTATTCAAATATTTGGATATATACAACAAAGTCAAGGAGGTACTCTTGTAACTAACCCTATTCCTGGATTTTTTAGCGCTAACCCTCCTTTTTTATTAAATGTAGAATGGGAATATACTTTGCCTACAGATTTTGGAGGGGTGGCTGACCTTGCTGCAAGTGCTAATTTTTTAGCAGCACTAGGAACGTTAGGTGCTCAACCTATGTCTAATTGCGAATCAGGTAATACTTTTACTGACCGCTTTAATTCTGCTGTACCTTTAGGTTTTTACACTACCCTATCTCCTTATAACCCCGCTGCACCTCCTTTTGGAGACACAATGGGTTTGTATAAAACAGACTATGGAATTACTGTAAGTGGTCAAGGAATCACCCCTACAGTTGTGGGAAATGTTATGACACTTCAATTTCCCGCTATTAGATATTCTCAATTACCTACTGATACTACTTCTACTAATATTGCGTGGATTTTAGCTTTTAGTATTGGAAGTAATACAGGCTCACCTACAGAAGAATTACTTGCAAATTTTATTACACCTGCGGCTGTTCCTAGTTTACATAGTAACAGAGGTTACGAAGTTGGTATTGTTTATATGGATGCTTTTAAAAGGTCTACTACCGCATTTACAAGTTTAAACAATTCGGTTCATGTTGGATGTAGTTATAGTGATATTCAAAATAGAATTCAAGTTACTATACCTCCATCTCAAGTTGCTCCTTGGTGGTCACAAAGCTACAAGTTTGTAATTAAACCCGATAAAACAACTTATGAATCAATTTTTGCAAATCTTGTTTTTAGAGAGTCGGGCTCGGCAGATGCTTACATTTTATTAGATGGAGAAAATTCAAGAAAAGTTGAAGAAGGAACACGTCTTATTGTTAAGTCAGATATGGCAGGACCTATAAATGGATGTAAATATGTTACAGTATTAGAAAAAAAGGCACAACCACCAGGTTTTATAACAGTTCCTTTTGACCCTGCTGACCCCGGAGGTCCTTCAGTAGCAGCGCCCGCAGGAGTGTATATGAAAATAAAAGCAAGTGGAGTCGATTTAAATGTGCCACCGGACGCTATAACCACAACAGGTTGGCAATCAAAAACAAGGAGCGGTTCAGGCTTTCCTGTTTTAAAATTAGGACCTGCAGCTTTTAATGCTTATGATAGTTCGACAGGTACTTATTTAGACCCTTTACCATTGCCTGCAGGAACAAGAGTTAGAATACGAATGAAGTTTGAAAGAAGAGGGTCATGGGGTGGCGGTAAAAAAGCTTGTGAGCGTAGAACTTATGATTATGAGCCTGATGATTTTTTTGTAGGTGATACGTACGATAATATAATAGATTGGTGGAATGAAGAAAATATAGGGGATATTATTGAAGAAAATACAGGTGATGCTTTTGTTGGAAACGACACCCAATGCGATATAGAAAATAATTATTATCCTAACACTGCGCTTACAAGTGCAGGTGAAGATGATAATGCTTTAAATGGATGGGGTTTTGAATGTGTTAATGGATGGCGATGGTATATGGATGATGCAGGGGATAATAATATTAGATTGTTGGTAAGAGGAACGGAAGCATGTGGAACTAGACCTAAGAAAAGGTCTAAAGTAGAAGGGGAAATTATTATTTTTAGAGCAGTTAATTTATTAATATTTGAAACAATGCCTGCTCAAGCTCTCCCTGATGTGTGGTATGAAGGTGCTGATAATTATGGTATAGGAGCTAATGGTAATCACTTATCCGGGACAACAGCGGGTGACGTAAATCAAGATATAGCCACAGGTGTTTCTGCTCAAGTTTTATTAGGTAATTTTAATTGTTTTGCTTTTGGAAATGGAGGAGAAAGTTATACCATTAGAGACTCTGTAAAAGGAGATTCTTTTGCGTTAGGAAACAGAGTAACAGCTACAGCGTCTCAAGATTACGGAAGAGCTCATAGATTTGCTGATTTAACTTATAGTGGAGTTTATAATGACTTTAGTAATATTAATAAATTAAATGAGTTTAATTTAGGTCTTCTTAACTTTAAACCTTTAGAAGATTCATTTGGTCCTACTCAAAAATTAGTAGGAAGAAAAAGTGATATATTAGTTTTACAAGAAGATAAAATATCTTATGTTTTATCAGGAAAAAACTTACTTTCTGACTCAACAGGAGGAGGTGCGGTGACAGCTACACCTACAGTTTTAGGAACTCAAATTGCTAGGTTAGAAGAATATGGTATAAGTAGAAACCCTGAAAGTTATGCAGAGTATGGTTATGATAAATATTTTACAGATGCAAAAAGAGGTGCGGTAATAAAACTATCAGGAGGGTCTCACACTAGTGAACAACTTGAAGTTGTTTCAGAGTATGGCATGAGAAGTTGGTTTAGAGATTTATTTATTCAAGAGCCTACTGATATTAAATTAGGAGGGTATGACCCTTATATGAATGAGTATGTTGTTAACTCTAGTGATATACTATTACCTTCTAATATCCCTTGTGTTAATTGTGATGCCACATATACTTATCAATTTAACACGGCTCAAATTGATTTTTGTGTAGAATTTGGAAGTGATGTTGGAACAGTTACTTTTGAAACTGTAGAAATAATGGACGTTATTTTAATAACGTACGATGGTTCATTTTTTTCCGGTACAGCTACTAATATTGTTACATTTGTAAAAGGAAGTCAAAGCCCTAGCACGGCTCAAGTAACTTTAATAAGCGCTTCGTTATTAACAGTAACGTTTGTAGCTTTTTGTGTTGTTCCTGTACCATTAAATATAAGAAGATTAGTAATAAACTCTCCACAGTATGCTTTACCTTCCCCTCAAAGAGTTCATGACCAAATTCAATACGTAGAAGGAAGTTATGTTTCTCCTACTTTTCCGGATAATAGCGCTACTCCTGATGAGTTATTAAGTATGCCAAATAGTATTGTTGCTCCTAATGGAAGTTTTGTTGCGTCTGTTTGTGAAACAGAAACGGGATTTCAAGGGCAAGGTCCTTTTCCAACAGACGGGTCTACTTTATCAATTAAATCAACACAAGTTTTAGCAACTGATGATTTTGTTTTTAATTCTACTTATCATCGTTTAGGATATTATAGGATTACTAACGTTGTTGGATTAGGATGTACTTACGGAAATATTATTACTGTAATTGCAAATAGTACTTTTCCTGCTTTAAATGCGCCACAATCAACTGTAACAGCTGTAACAAATAGTGTAAGTGCAGCAATGCCTGCACCAACAGGAATTGCCGGTACTGATGAGCTTTGGTTAGTATACGATTATAGAGTAGTTAAAGAAATAGAATTATGTCACATGCCTTCGGCAACTGAAGACCCTTCTCTTGTAGAAGAATTATGTTGTGATTGCGCTTGTCCTGTAGGACAAAACACAACTTACACTTTATTTACTACCGCTACACAATTTGGAGGTACTTCTTTAATAACATTTTCTTATATAGATATAAATAATGTTAGTCAAACTATAGGACTGCAACCTGGACAGTATTACACTGTATGTGTATTGGGAACAGCAAGTCCACCAAACCCTATAATTTTAATAGGATATGAATTTTTGGTAGACATATCAATAGACGCTTGTAATTGCAATACAACAGATGTAATAATTAATTAAATATAGATATTATGGCAGTACAATTTGGACCTTATTTTATAAATTCAGAAACTTTTTCTACAGCATCAGGAGTGTGGACTTCTAACACATTAATTACTTGTGCTCCTTCAGGATATTATTCTAATGGAGTAATTCAAAGATATTTAACTAATAGTGGTAGTAGTACGTGTAGTTTAGGCCCTGTATTAGATTGCCCTAGTTGCGCTCCTCCAAGTGTAGCGTGCGGTGCAACGTACGACCAAGGCGGAAATGCGGGAGATATGTTTAAATTAACCGTTGGTTTAGGAACAGGAGCAGGTGTAGCTTTAATAGGACTAAACCCTGTGGGTGTACCTGATTCAATAGCCGTAAGGTTTCCTTCCGGTTCAGGAACAATAATTGCCGAAGGTTCATCTCAAGTTTTTGGATATGCTAGTAATAATAATACTAGTGGTTCTACAGTGTTAGAAGATTATTTAGTTTATGTGGGAGATGGTTATGATTACGATTTAACTTGGCCGGGAATTGCTTCGGGTTCTGCCGCTTGTGGTGCTGCTCAATGGGATTGTGCTACTTACCCTGCGGGAAGTCCAATTACATCACCTCCTTATGATGTGTATGAATGGGATGATGCTGCCGGTGGGTTTCCCGCAACTCCAACTAGCACCGGTTTCACTTGTGAAATTTCAGGTTATAGCGGTACAAGTGGTACTCAGCTTCCAAATGTAACTCAAATGGGAGTTATAGGTATAGACCAATATGGAGCGTGTCAAAGTAATACTATAGTAGCTGATTGTGAAACTAATTTGGGCGTATTTTTTATTCCGGTTACAAAAACTAGTCTTTACGCTCAAAATGTTGATGTAGTATTTGCCGGAACACCGTTCGGAGCGGGGTCGACTACCGGTTTTGATTTTTTATTAGTATGTCCTCAAGTTCCAACCCCTTTTGAAATGAGTGCTTTAATAACTGAGACAAATGACCCTTTGGTTACACCTGCGTGCACAGATGGTTCTCCGGGAGTTTACCCCAACACTCTTCATCAAATTAGTTTATGGAACACTCCTGAAAGTATAGGAGCTAATACTCCTGGGGGTGTTAACTTTAACAATGATGTGTATAACCAAGGAGTTCTTGCTATAAATTCTTTTGCTTTTACTAATGCTCAAGGAACGGGTCTTAGATTAAATGAAGGGGGAACATTTAAATATCAATGGTATAAAGTAAATTTAGTAACAGGAGGTCCTAACGCATATAAAACTTTAAAATTAAATAATGGAGCGATTAATTGGGGAGCTTCATTTAGCGACACTTCTGCTTTAATACAAGTTGATGACAATGGAGTAATAACTAATATAATACCTTGTAATAATTAATTATGGCAGAATATACATTAACATATAGTAAAGGAGTTCAAGGGTGGCCGTCTTTTTATAGTTTTATACCGGAGTGGATACAAGGAACTAATAATTATTTATACACTTTTAATGGAGGCAATATATGGAGGCATAATTCTAATAATGACCGTGCTAATTTTTATGGAACACAACATGCAAGTAGTGTTAGAACAGTTATAAATGAATCAAGTTTAGAAACAAAAGTTTTTAAAAGTATAAATTTAGTTGGAACACCGGGGGTAGGTTGGGGAACATCTATAATTTCTAATATGGAATTTGATGCTCATACTACTAATTTTAATGCAACAGGAGACGGCGAATGGACTTCAGCTAAAGAGGGTCACATGTTTAGTTATATTTATGATGCTCCTTTAGTGGCTAATGTTAATGTGACACTATTACAAACCTTAATAGGAGAAGCGGTAAATCAAAGGAGTGTAGGCTCTGTTGGAACTTTTGTCGCAACTGATGTTGAATCTTTGGGGGGTACTTTGTATAGAATAAATTTCCCTTTAGGATTTGTTATCAATCCTATCGTTAGTGTAGGTGATAATACAATAACTCAAAGTGCAGTAGGGGGAACCCTTGGTCTAGCTTTTAACACAGGATTTATAACAGCTATAGGTGTTAATACCGATTACTCTGCTACACCTCCCGTTCCACCTGATTCACCTTTTGTAGGTCAACCTATGGTAGAAATAGATATTAATACCGCAATAGTTCCTCCAACTTTTTTTACTGATTCTTTATTGCTTTTTGTAAAAGACCAACAAGTAGAGTCTTATGGTTTATTAGGAGATTACGCAGATATAACTTTATCGATTAATACTTCTAATGCTGTAGAATTATTTTCAATAGGCTCAGAGGTTATGAAAAGCAACCCATAATAAAAACTTATCTTTATTTTTTACTATCTTTGTAGTGAAATGGAATTAAATTTAACACCACTACAACACGAGGACTATGATAATATTTTAGTTCCGTGGTGGAAACAATGGGAATGGACTCCTCCGAAGAGAGATTTTTTACCTGAAAATGGTACGGGAGGTTTAATGGTATGGGATAAAAACACTCCTGTATGCGCAGGTTTTGTTTACAATACAAATTCAAGAGTGGGGTGGGTAGATTGGATAATATCTAATAAAGAATATCGACACCCTGTAAGAAGAAAAAAAGCTTTAGAGCTTTTGATTTTAACTTTAGGAGAGATTTGTAAAAAGCAAGACAATAAATATAGTTATGCTTTATTAAGGCATAAAAACTTAATAAAAACTTATGAGAAACTTGGTTATAATGCAGGAGACCAATACACTCAAGAAATGATAAAAGTATATTAATATGGCGGCAGCAACAACAATAGTAATGGCAGCAGGTGCAGCTGTAAGTGCAGGGAGTAGTTTTATTCAAGCTAATAAGCAGAAAAAAATACAAGCAAAAGCAGAACGAGATGCGTCTAAATTTATGAAAGATGCAAGGGGTAAACTTGAGACTAACTACATGGAAGAATTAAGTTTATCCATGGAGCCTTATAATAAAGCAAGAGAACAAAACCAAATACAATCAGCAGCACAAATGCAACAAGCAGTAGAGGGTGACGAAAGAGGAGGTGCGGCAACTGCAGGAAAAGTTCTTCAAGCTTCTCAAGCACAAGAAGAAAAGATTCAAAATACTCAAATTGGCGCTATGCAAGATTTAGAAAAAGCAACAGTTGAAGAAGAGATGGCTTTGAGAGATGCTAAAGTAAACTTAGATTTAGGACAATATCAAGGGAATGTAGATAGAGCGGCAGACGCGTCAGCGACTCGTCAAAAAATGATACAACAAGGAATTAACAGCACAGTAAAACTAGGCGGTATGGCTGCTCAAGAGTTTACTCCATTGTTTACAAAAGAACAAGGAGCGGGAACTGATATGAGTAACTTGAACTTTCAACAAAAATTTCAAGGAAGTCAAAACTACGGCTCTCCAAATTTTCAACAAAGGTTTACAGGTTTAAACATGAACAACTTAGGAACAAATAATCAAAGTTTATTTAGTCAATATCAATTNTAACATAATATGGCAGTAAGAAAAATAGACGTATCAGGAGCAAATGCACCTACAGGTTACAAAAGAGGTACAGCTTTAGAGACTACAGATTGGAGTGCTATAAGCAATAAGCTTGATAAAGAAATGCAAGCCGTTGCTACGGATAGAGAGAATAAAAGAACTGAGATAAAAAAGAATTCGGACGAAATGTTCGATACTCTTAACAACTCTCCACTTGGTAATCACGCAGGAAGAAATGAAGCACTATTAGAATATGCAGACAATGCTAAACAAGCAATGCTATTGCTTGATAGAGAACTTAAATCAGGTAATATATCATTAAAAGATTACACTGTGTCGGCGCAAAATCTTAAAGATGGAACAGGTAACATATTTGACACTATGGAGGCGTGGAACACAGACTATGACGAAGCAATGAAGCGTATGGAAAATTGTGGTGGTGATACAGGTGTTGACTGTTCTGCCGCTCAAGAGCAATTTCAAATGATGCAAGCAGAGGCTTTGGGTAAATTAGAAAACCACGCTTTGTATATAAATCCCACTAATTTTAGAGTTACCTTGGGTAAAAGAGAAGTAGATAGTGACGGTAATTTAACAGGAGGTATAAGTCAGAATCAAAATGACTTTGCTGAAGTTCAACAGTTAAGAAATAGAGTTAAACAAAAAATAAACAAATACGACTTAGAAGGTAATTTAAATCAAATAGAGGGTCAATTATCTACTATGTGGACAGAGTATACTAGAGCTAACCCCGGCTATACAACACAAGACGCAAGAGATAATCCTGCATATAAAGAAGCTAAAGAAAATTGGATAAATAGTAGAATGACAAATGCAGTGGATGTAGGTAGTATGTTAACAGATTATTTAAATGTAAACCCAATTACAGGCAATCCATATAACTTTACTATGGACCCTGAAGAAGCAGCAGCAAACGAAGACTTAATATTATTAATTAATGACCCTGAAAGAATGAACAGTGGCTTATTAGTTCCTGATTTTTCTACTGAGAATGGTAAGAAACAACAAAAAGCGGCTTACGATATGTTTAATACTCAACTTGAAGGACAGTTAGATAAAATAGAAAAACCTGCCGGAACAGAGCAACAATGGAAATCACAAGAAGGAGATGCGGATAATGAAGCTGAAGATTATGTTTCTAATCTTGCTAAGCTGTGGACGGGCGATAATGATACTGTTAACTCTGTATTATCTACGATTCAAGGAGCTAACCCTGATATAGTAGATATATTTATGGGTACAGACCAAAAACTTTATATAACTAAAAGAGATAAGGATGGCAATGTAACTAGAATTCCTGGGATTGATAAAGGTGATAATGCTCAAGAATTTATTGAGTCTATTATTACTCACGTATCAGGAGACCAAGATTTAACGAATTTAAATAAAGCAGTAGCCAACTCAGGTCTATATAAAGACATGGAAAGAGGTGACGGTGTAGGAGAGTTTGCTATTGATTATCAAGAAAAGATTGACGACTTTAACACGGCCACTAAAGATGATGGTGAGGGAGGGACTGTTAGTCCATCGTTGTATAAAGTTAGTTTTAATGATTTAGAAGATAAATATTTTGGAAACGAAAACAGCAACGAATTTATAGATTCAGCAGAAAATATATTAGAATTTTTACCAAATGACAAATTAAAAGGTGGTATAGTTCAAAATAACAACACCGAGTACACATATACAAACTCCAAAGGAGAAGAGGTGTTACTAGATGGTTATTCGGGAAGACGTGAAAAGGGCGCTTCAATTACTATATTTTATCCTGAGTTAATGACCGCTCCTATAACAATCCCTACTTACGCTCAAACCGAACAAGGAGGGGAGACTATGCAGAATGTTTACAATCAAATAATGGAAGATGTTTTTAATGCTGCTAAGACCGGTCAGAGGATAAGACCTATTGACTATAAACAACAAATCAATAGTTATGGTTCAGTAAATGATAGTGGGTATGATTTTGATGATTGGAATAATGCTGATTTATTTATAAGCATGGGTCTAATAGACAATGCTGAACAGTGGAGTGGTGGTGACGGAGTAATGCAACCGTCAAGTGTTAGACCGAGTAAAGCTAATCAAAACACTTCTAATTCGAGTGGAAATAGTATGTCGAACTTTTAACATATAACTATGAATGAAGAAGCAGTAGATGTAATGTATAAGGTAGCCGTAGATGAAGGTTACCGTAAAAGTAAAGCGGACTTTTTAAAGTTAATGTCAGAAGATTTTGATGCGTTAATGACAATGTACGATAACGCTAAAAATGAAGGATATGCTAAAAAGGTTGAGGACTTCGCTTTATTAATGGGGATTGAAACCTTGCCTGAAAAAAAAAACCCAGACGTCAGCGTTTTGGATTCTCCTTCGGAAGATGGTTCATCGGAATCTCAGTCAACTAGTCCAACAGAATTTATAGAAAAAATTCAAGAGTTAAAAGGGGGTGATGAGGTTAAAGATTCATTTACTTTTGAAGATGTTAAAAATCAATCACAAAACAATTTAACCCCCCAATCCGAACCAATGGACGCAACACGTAGGGGTGTTGACGTGGTAGCTCCACAAATGGATATAATAGATAAAGAAACGCGAAATCAAGAAGCAATAAAAAAGGGAAAAGAAGAGTATGATGCTTTATCTGAAGAAGAAAAAGAAAGAAGAAATAATTATCCAAACCAAAATGAAATTAAAAATAAAGAACTAGAAATTCAAAAACTAGAAAAAGAAAACGCTTATAACGATTTATTATATAATAATATAGAATTTCAACAGGATATAGTAACTATAGACCCTGATTTAACGTCACAAAAAGAAGAAGATGTTGTTAATTATTTAACTGAAAAGTTTTCTAAATATGGCTTTGTTTTTTCAGCTACAGGACGGGGTCAAAATATACAAGTAAGAACCTTAGATGGATTAAATAACATTGAAATTGAGGTTGATGAAAAAAACCCTGAAGCAAGTGCAAAATTAAAAGACTTTATTATTAAGTTTTCTACTGCTGAAGAAAGTAGAAGCGAAAGACCTTCGGATTTTATTTCACAATCTATTAAAGCACAACAAAGCAGAAAAATAGCTAGACAAAATGGAGACGGTAGTGTGTCATCACACCTTATGGCTTATGCTGAAGAAGATGGTCGATTCGTAGCTTTTCCTACACTTTTCCCTACAGACAACGACATACACAGTGCTTGGCCTGAAAGATGGACAGAGTTTGCTGAAAACGATTGGGAAGACGCTTTATTGTTTGCTAAAACAAGAGGAGAGGTTTATTACTTTGACACTGAAGAAGAGGCAGCAAAATTTGCAGAAGGTGGTTGGAAAAACATTAGTTCACCTGAAGTTTTCGCTCAACAGTTTTATCAAGATAAAGGAAAAGATTATTATTCTGAACAAGAAATGTTTGAGAATTATGACCAAGTAAAAGATGATATAGATTTTATAGAGTATTATATGCCCAAATATGGTACAAATACTTTAAAAATTCCTGAAGATGTTGCCAAACTACATCCTGATTACGTTTACAAAGACGCAAACGGAAATTATAATTTATATAACAACTATGAAGAAACATTAGAAGCCTTAGAAGAGCAAGAAGAATCTCTTAGAGATGTAGTTATGAGTAATGAAGCAGAAGATTTAAGAGATGAGTTAGATTTAAAACTACAACGTAATTTTGAATACAAAGCTCAAGAAGCCGCACAACTAAATGAACAAGCGCTTCAATATGTAGACCAAATGAATGTTATGTCATTAAAACAATTTGGTGTTCCTTTAGATTCATTACAGTTTGTTGTTCCTAAAAACGAACAAGAAGAAAAATTAAAACAAGAACTTATTGCATCAAGAGATGTGGGTACATTAACTCAACAATTTGCAGCTTATAAATACGAAGTCTCTAAAACATTTTTTGATAGAAAAAATGATGCAAATATTACCCGAGAATATTTAACGGGAATGGAGGCTTGGAGGGTTTCTTTAAAAAACGCATGGAACAGAGGACAAGCGGGTAAACTTTTAATTCAAATGGAGCTAGGAATGAAGGACCCTCAAGATAAAGAAACTCAAGAAAGAGTAGCTGAGTATTTAGGTAATATAGACCCACGACAATCCAAACTTTTATCTAGGTATATGCGTTCAGAGGGAGGAGCTGTGAGTGGTGAGTCTACAAAATACTTATTGGGAGAAAGTGGATTGAGAGTAGATATGCTTTTAGTTAATGGGTTAGCTTTAATGAGTGAGAGTCTTACGCAAATGTTGCCTTACGGAATGGTTATAATACCAAGTACCACTGCTATAGGAGCAGGTTTGGGAGCGGGTGTGGGAGCAACTGCGGCAGGAGGTGGTGCACTTCCGGGAGGCATTACAGGAGCAGCCTGGGGTTTTAGAACAGGTTTTGGTTTGTCAGGTTTTGTTTTAGAGTATACAAATTCTTTAATGGAAACTATGGGTGAAGCCGGATATGACTTAACAAATCCTGATGATGTAGCTAAAGCTTTTGCGGATAAAGAGGTGTGGGCAGCCGGTAGAGAAATGGGGTTAAAAAGAGGTATTCCAATAGGTTTAGTAGACTTTTTCTCTGCAGGATTAGCAGGTAGAGTGTTTACAACAGGTAAAACTGCCTTGAAGTCAACAAAAATTTTAGCAGCAACAGGAGAAAGAATTGTATTTGACCCGGCCGCAGAAGGGTTTGGTGAGTATTTGGCTCAAGTAACTGCAGGTCAAGAAATAAATAGTAAAGAAATATTATTAGAATCATGGGGAGGGTTAGGAAACAACACCTCTGGTATGGCTGTAAATATGTTTATGGACAAAGTTAATAACAGTAATACTGATATAGCTAACAATCTATTAGACTTTAATTATATGGCTAATGAAAATGTTAGTGACTCAAGAATATCTCAATGGTCTAACAACATGCTTAATTTAGGTAAAATTAGTAAAGAACAAAACCAACAGATTCAAGAAAATATAGGTAACCGTAGAACTGCTAAAGACCTTTTAGGTAAAAAAGCTTCTAATAAAAATATAGCTAGAGCTATGGAGTTATTGAGTGCTAAAAAAGATTTAAGCCGAACATCTAATCTAAAACAATTAAACTCTAAAACTATAGCGGATATAAACGCAGAGCTATCTCAAATGGCCGCCACCGGACAAACAGTAGAAGGTGGTATAAATGTATCTGCTTTGTTAGACGTGAAAGCTCCGGGCATGAAAACAACCTCTTATACAATAGATGGTAAAAAATATAGCAAAAAATCTTTTATTAGAAGATTAAATAAATTAACTAGCGTAGAAGTAGATGAGCTAGATGACAAAATAAACGTAATTAATGATAATGAAGTATTAACCCTTTTAAATAATAAAAAAAGAGATGCCGTTCAAGAGTCAAAAACAGAGAGCGTGGATGTGGAAAAACAAACCACAGATGGCTCAACAGTGGGAGAAGGAGACACCCAACAAAAAACTACCACTAAAGACCAAACTTCTAAAATCCAAGAGCAAGAGACTGACGTAGAAGCACAACCACCTTCTATCCCTAAACCTATAAAAGCTACACAAAAAGATAAAACTAGATATGCAGGTGGAGAGTTAGATGAGCAAAGACTCGATGGTCTTTTATCAGAAGTAGCAAATAAAAATATTAACAAGAAAAAATTAACACCGTTTCAACAACAACTTTTTACTGACAATGAAACTAGAGTGGCTGAAATTGAAAACGACATGCAGGGAGCTATGGACTTAGAGTTAATGCTTCAAGAAGACACTAAATCAAAAGTTGATTTTAAAACAGAGGGTAAGGTAGATGATAATGCGGAGTTTGTTCAGTTTAAAAGCGAAAATAAAAATAAAAAACCGAATATTAACAGGTCTCCTGTTGATGGTGGTGTTGTTAAAGCTTTTAATGATTTAGTAAACAAGTTGTCAAAAAATGGAAAAGAGAAAAGAGGGGGTATGATGTTTACTACAGGTATATTTAAAGATAACAAACCTTCTTTTGAGTTAGATGCAGATTTAGTTACCAAAATAAAAAATAAAGAAGTAGAGGTTAAGTACCTTGTTATGGATGGTAGTAAAATGACCAAAGAGCAAAGAGATTTCTTTCAAGTAAATCCTTATAAGGCTCGTGTGTTTTTACATGCAGATGGTCAGTTAGTAGGAAGGCTTGAAATGATAGCAGGAAGACAGGGTGTGGAAATGGGGAAAGAAAACGGAACGGTTACCATTTCAGAAATACATCCGGACCTACAAGGTTTAGGATTAGGTCAACAAATGTATGAAGGTGCTAATTCTTTTGTCACAGAAAATTATAACCAACCTTTAAAATCTGATAAAAATTATACTTCCCCAACAGCGGAAAGAACATGGTCGGCTTTAGAAGAAAAAGGTAAAACCACAAGAAGAAAGCCTACAACTCGTAAGAGCCCTAGTACGCAATTTCGAAGAAACCAAGACAGAAAGGTTATGGGAGAAACTCAATTTAGTTTTAAAGATGAAAAGATGTTGGTTGATGCTATTAACAAAGCATTTGCTAGCTTTGGACCTCTTACTCCATCTGAAATATCAAAAGTTATAAGTGGTTTAGTAACTGAGGGAGACTCTGTAAATAACAACACTCAAATGTTAGCTTTTATGAACAAGGCTTTTCCATCAGTAAATATAAGCTCAACACAAGAAGCTTTTAATAATGTTATAAGCAGAGATGATGTTAGGCAATATACCAGAGATGGTCAAACGTATTATGGGGTGACTGTAGATGGAGATATATGGATAAACCCTGAAGTTCATAATAGTCAATCAGAATTATTTAATACCTCGATTCACGAGTTTGGTCACGTGTGGACTAATTTTCTTCAAACTACAGAAAAGGGTAGGGAGATTTATAAAAAAGGTTCTCAGCTTGTTATGGAGACTCAGCTTTATCAAAAGCAATTACGTAAATTTAATGGTGATGTTAAAAAAGCAGTAGATGAGACTATGGCTATACTAATAGCCAACAAAGGTGAAGATATTGCAAGCGGTAGTTTGGTTTCTAAATTTAACAATTGGCTGCAAGGAATGTGGACTTACATTAAGTCTCAATTTAAAATGTCTAAAAATTTAACTACAAGTGAAATTCAAAACATGACGCTTGATAACTTTTTAGGAACAGCACTAGCAGATATATTTTCTGGTAAAGAAATAAAGCTTACCGACAAGCAACTTATACAATTAAAGAACCCCGAAGTAATGTTTAGTTCTACTGACTCTATTGTTGATATAGTTAACAAGGGTAGACAGCAGGGAATATCAGACGCATCTATAAAAAGTGTTTTACAATCAAGAGGTTTTAAGGCTACAGATATAAATGAAGCTATGAAAGTTCAAGTGGATGAGAATGTTACTTTACCTACTGAATTTACTAATATAGAAGGAGGAGCAATAGATGGTTTTAGATTATTTAATACTATTAAAAATAAATTAAACACGTTTGCTTACACCACTCCTGAAGGTAAAAGAAGAGCAAGAAGAGTTAGAACTTATTCTGATGTTAGAGCAGAAGCTCAACGACTTTTAAAAGAAAGTGAGGTTTATCAAAAACAAAATGCCGACACACAAATGGCTATGCAGGTGGCGCTAGATAGAAGCTTAGAAATAAGAACCAACCCAACCATTCAAAAGGAAATAAGTTCTATTAGAAACATTATAAAGAATAAAAAGTTAGCCGTTAAAGATATAAAAAACCTTCAGAATCAACTTAGAGGTTTAATTAGAAGAACACTTCCTAAGTCAAGCACCTATAGTCAAACACAAATTAATTCTTTATTAAAAAGAATTACTGACTTGACTTCTGAGAATTACATAGCAAAAACAGAGGAGGTGATGAAGATTGTAGATAAACAAAAAACAAAAATTAAAAACGAATTAATCTTAAAGATTGAAAAGTTAGTAAGAAAAAAAGCTGCAGCAGCAGTTACCAAAGGTGGTAGGAAAATTAGTAAAGGTTTAGATGCTATTGGTCGTGACTTCTTTAAAGAGGTGAAGAAAGTTTTAAAGGTTGCTTTAATTAAAGATAATGACACCCGAAACTTAGAGATTCAAAAAATAAAAGATGAAATAAGTTCTGATAATATATTAAAACAACTTCAAATAACTGAGGCTGAATTAATAGCAAAAGCTCTTAATAACCCTGAAGCCTTAACAAATAAAGAGCAGGCAATGCTTAATAAAATAAAAGCGTTTGATACTGTAGGTGATATTATGTCTGCAAGCATGGAAGAGGTGGAAGCTAAATTAAAAATATTAGAAGAAGCTAGAGCGGAGTCTATTGGAAGGTTACAATTAAAAAGATTAGAAAGAGCAGCTAAACAAGAGAAGTTAAGTGACCAAGCAACAGAGCAAATAGAAAAAACATATCCTGAGTTATTTACTACTGACGAAAAAGGAAATAAAATTCCTAAAAATGCAAACCAATTAAGTCAGGATAACTTAAAAATTAAAGACATATTTAGAGATAAAAAACTTTTAAAGAATTTAAAAAACTATGTCAAAGGTTTAAAATTTAACAGCATAATAGGTATTCGCTCATTTTTTAAAGAACACTTGTCTCACCTAGGAACTCTTACTGATATATTAGATAGAAGTTTGGAGGGCAAAAACTTTTTTAAAAACAATATATACAGACCTTTAAGAAAGATGCACCGAAATCAAATACTTGGTATTGAAAAGATAAACAAGAAGTTTGATGAGATAGCTAACTCTATCCCTGGAATTACAAAAGGTTACAGGGAAATAAGAAAACAACTTTATATTGGTAAAGTATACTTAAAAGTAAAAGGAGAAACAATGGAGCTTAGTGGTGACCAATTATTACGTATATATACTTTAAGTAAAAACGAAACTCAAAGAGCTAAGCTTGAAAAGCAAGGCTTTACGCCTGAAAAAATAGATGAGATTAAAAAAATATTAGGAGCTCAGCCTATAGAGTTTGCAGACAAAGTAGTGGACTTTTTAAGTAATGAATACTTTCCAACTATAAATGAGGTTTACAAAGAATCAAATGATGTTAGTTTAGATTATGTAGAAAACTACTTTCCAACACAAACCATAAGTAGACAAAAGGCTACGGAACAACTTTTAATAGAAGGTAATTTTGGCAATATATTTACAGATGAAACCCACTCTGCTTTAAAAGAAAGAGCTGATGTTACAGGGGATGTTAATTTAGACCCCGGTTTTTTAGATACGTTATCTAACCATGTAGAAAACATGGAGCACTACAAGTCTTACGCTTTAGGTGTTAAAGATTTAACGGCTATTATTAATACACCCTCCGTAAAGGTATTATTAGAAGCTTCCGGGTTAGACCGTGCTATAAAAAGAGCAATGAATTTTGCTATTAACCCCGATTCTCTTAATGATTCTCAGCAAGGGTTTATTGAAAAAATTATGTCTAAATTTACCTCTTATGCTTTAGCGTTTAGATTAATGCAGATTCCTAAACAAGCCTCTTCTTTTATTAATGCTTTTGAAGACTATAAATTTACTAGAAGTAGAGCGCCTAAAGACCAACAAAGTAGAGCAACTAAATTTAAAGATGCTGTCCTTACTCCTGTTGAGCTAATTGCTTTTATGGCCGACATGGGTTATATAATGCTTACGCTTCCTAAGCAATTACAAAAAGCTTACAAGTTAAGTCCTGTATTTAGAGATAGGGTTCAAAAAGGTTTACAAGGAGACTTATATGGTTTAGTTTCTGGTAGTCCAACAGACAGAAGCGTGAGTCAAAAAGAAACAAGGATGGGAGATTTTATAAGAGCTTTTAAAACAGCAATGGCTTCACCAACAATATTGGGTGACGTTATGGGGGTAATGGGTTATATGGCTAATTATAATGCCGACATAAGAGCGGGGGTAGACCCTGAAGTAGCTTTAGAGAGTTTTGAAAACTATGAGTTAACACAGCAAACAAGAGGGAGAACAGAAAAGATTCCATTACAAATGAGCACTGATTTTAAAAATAGATTCTTTACTATGTTTGGTAGCACTCTGTTTTTACAAATGAATAAAGTATATATGGGTATGACCAACATTGTGAGAGCGGGAGCTAAAGGTAATGTTGACTCAGATGCCATGAGGGCTTTTGTTTTAAATTTAGGTGTGGCTAACGTTTTATTTATAGCAATGGCTAATATATTTAAATTTACTAAAGGTGAAGATGAAGATAAAGAAGAGGTCTTAAAACAAATGAAAAGGTCTATGTATGGGATGAACCTTGTTAGTCAAGTTCCTTTTTTGGGTGGTTCGTTAGAATATGCTTTATTAAAAATGTCTGGAGAAAACCCAAGACAAATAGAGGAAGGTGTTAATCCTTTTAATAGAGTTACAACAGAAATGATTAAGTATTTAGCAAATGAAGATTTATCTAAGTTACAGAAAGGAGTTAAAACAGTAGAGAGTTTAGGAGAGCTTTATTTAGGTTTTCAATTTGACCCATTCTTTGAGTTAAGTGTAGAGGGGGACGGTGTAGATGTAAACCTTCCTATTAAAACATTAATTGAACAAGGAGATATTAGTGAGGACGCTTTTTATGATGTGATAGGTGTTAGTTCTTCTTACCGACCTAATTCAGCAAGAGGAAAGAAAAAGTCTAAGAAAAAGAAAATATCTCCTGCACAACAAAAAAGAATAGATGATATAAGAAAAAGAAGGAAGAATAAAAAAAATTAATACTTTAAATATTTAAAACACTTTTGGTTTTCGAAATAAACCATAAGCTCTTGGTCGTTTACACTTTCGTCTCGTATATCTTTTCTTCCACCCCATCTCATTTCTCCTACGAGCTCAGGAACTTTAGCGTATATAATACCGTCATTACATGCCCACATAACTACAGGGTTTAGTCTTTTGTCACAAAGTTTTACTAGCTTCCTGGCGGCTACATATAAAGGAAAGCACTCTTTCAACCAACTACTTTTACCTTTTACCTCTACGTAAGTTATAATTTTCTTATCTTTATCAAACACTCGAAAGTCAATATCATTTGGCCCAAGTTTTTTATAACTACCACTGAACAGTCTAACAAATCTTTCTATAGCCTTAGTCTCTCTAACTAAATCCTCTTTTGATTCAAACCTCATAATTCCATTAAACAATTTATAGCAGTGTGCCCACCTAAGACAACTCCACAACCAATAGCTTGTCTTTTGAAATGCTTTGCGTAAGCTGCCGCGTAAGATTTAGCGTCAATTCCACATCCTACTTGCATTCCAAAGACTCGGAAGTTTCTCCCAACTAACCACTCAGTGTAACATTGGGTATGAATATGGCCCTGCACGGTCGACATCATATCGTTTTTTGCTTTTGTGCGCGCCGTCCCTCCTTCTCCATGCACGTACTGAACTTTGTCATAAACTATTCTTTCAGTCCAATTCCAATCAACCCCTAATACTTCGTTATAACTTTTTATCCATTGTTTAGGAACATCAGAATCTACTGCCTTCCTCATTATTATGCGGTCATGATTTCCGATTAGAACATCAGCTACAGGAAAAGCACTATGCCACTCTTGAACTATAGTTATAGCGTGTTCAAGCTCTTGTCCACCACCAAGTCCATTCGGGTCGGTTTGATGAAAAGAACTATAATGGTTATCTAAAATATCTCCTATGAAAATTACCTGATTACAATTATGTTTAGCATATACATCTTTACAAAACTCTAAGTACCCATTTAAAGAAAAGGGTGCGTGTATATCTCCAATGACCAATATTCTTCTCTCATTTTTAGTAAAATAATCAAACGCTGTTTTTTTATTCCCCTTTAATCGAGGACGAAAATCGGAATTAAACTTCATCTTCTAGGGATTGGATGACTTCTTTCAGTCTTTTTATTAAATTATAAGTAGCATGTTTTGCTTCATTATATTCTTTATCTACAAAATGCTCATAGACTTGTGTAGTAGCGGAGTTAACCTCTTCCATTAAATGATTAATGTAGGTAAGGCGATTTCTTTCTACAGCATTTGGCTTTTTGCTCATTACATTTATATTACATTCTGCTTTCTATATACATAACCTTGCTTTCTTTTAGTTCTTTTACTTGGGTTTCTAGCTTTTGGTTGAGTAAATATAAGTTTTTATTCTCAGTTTGTAATAAAAGTAGTTCTTTTTTTAACTCATATTCGTTCATTTGTGTATAAACTATAGAGTAACTTTTCATTTGTTCATAAAATTGTTCGTAAGTAGTATAAAAATCTCCATCTGTTTTATACCACCATTTGAAGTTTTCAAAGTAGTTGAGAATAGTAGCGTGGTTTAATTCTAACATTTTACTTATCGCTAAACAACCATAACCCCGGTTTTTCATAAGTTTAGAAAACATACATCTTGCTTTTATGTATGGTGCTGTTCGACATTTAGTTTCTAGTTTTAGGTGAAACTTTCTTTCTATCATATCTTTTGCGTTTTGTGCGTCTGGTGATAATTTCATTTTAAAAATTGATTTAAATTTATATAGTCTAAGTATTCGTCACAGTTTATTTCTAATATATCTAAATAAAGGGGGTCTTCTCCTTTTTCTTTTATATACTCTAATTCAAAAAAGAAAGGGTCTCTTCCCTTTATAACCCCCGCTACCATCTGTGACCAATTATCTTTTTCTGGCAACAGGGATGAATTTATTTTTACTGCGTCCATTATTCCTATGGCCGCATTGTAAGGCAATGTAATTAGTTCGTCTATAAAATAGTCGTCAAACCTGCATTTTATTTCTTTATCCTCTATATACTTCGGTTCGAATTCCATGTTGTTCTAATTCTTTAATTCTATACTCTTGCAATTTAGACAGTTTACCATTAGGCTTTTTTACTTCAACAAATAACACGTCACTATTTTTGGGAATAGCAACTAGGTCAGGTATCCCATTTTTATTAGTAGTTGTAAGTTTAATTACATAATAACCTTCCTGTTCTAATTCTTTAATTTTTTTAAATTGAATTTTTTGTTCTGTCATTTTTATAAAGATAATAAATCTTTTTTGAAGTGTCTAACGGTATAGTCTTTCTTCTTTGTTACTGCTTTATATATATCATCTTCTATTCCTCCTTTAGAAAAAACCCAATACACACTATTCTTCATTCTATTTTTTGTTGTCATTCTATCACGACTTTGCCAATAACTTGTGGCACTAAAATCTATATTGTAATATACTATGTGGTCAGCCTCCTTCAAAGATATCCCTTCTCTTCCACTAACTATTTGTAATGCTATATTTTTATTTGTCTCTTTAAAGACACTTAGGTCTGTTGTTATATCATCTCCGAAGATTGTTTTTAAAGCCTCAAGCTCTGCCTTGAATTTATAAAAGACCGCAATCTTTCTGCCACTAAAGTTCTTTTTTATAAAATGTGCCTTGCTATAATCTAACACCATTTTGTTGCCACTTTCAAATTTTACCGTGCCCGAATATAATTGATGCAACTTCATCATTAACTTCACAGGAGTGTCTGCTAAAATAATTTCCTCATCCCCCTCTACTACTCGGTCTTTTTTTAATTTACTACTAACCTCGTAAGTAATATTGTCCATATCCACGTACAAAACTTGTTCACTTATGCTTGTTTTAAAGCCCGCTTCTTTTTGAGAAAAGTTAATAGTATATGGTTTCATCTTATCAATAATAATCTCTGAACCATTAGAGTAATCTCTTATAAATAATCCGTTTATTTTTTTTTCTTTTATTTTAACGTATTTATGAGCAAACTTATAAAAGTTAACACAATCATTGAAGGGGTTTTTTATTATACCGAAGACTTGATGGTATATTTGACTGTAGGACTCTGGTGTAGGAGTTCCCGATAATAGTATTACTTTGGCACGCGTTTTGAATATAATATCTTTTACTGCCTTGGCTCTTTTATTAGGCTTAGGAAATGCTCCCATGCTATGTGACTCATCACATATAATTATATCCCACTTTAGATTAGGTATCTTGTGAAGAGACTCATAATTAATAACAATAAGTTTATATTTAGGAGAAAGCAATTTGTAGTCATTTTCTATAGAGCTAATGGCTTTCTTTTTCGTTATAAACAATACGTTGTTTACAAATAAACTTTGCGCAATACCCAAGCTTGTTAATGTTTTACCCGTTCTAACTTCCATTGCCAGGTAAACAAAGTTATACTTTAATAAAACCCCTAAACTTTTATCTATTATTTCTTTTTGATATTTTCTAAACTCCATTTAGTTTTAATAAAATTATTCATCTCTTTACACTTTACATAATCTTCTTCTTCTTCAAAATAAGCAAGAACCCCTTCCACATCTTCTTTGTTTAAACTATTAGTGGGGTCGTGCGCAAAAAACCCACTGTTGTTTTTCATAAGCAAATAAGGGTCATAATCTCTAATTATTACAAAATAAGAATTTAACATTGCTCGGTGTAAGTTCCAATTCATTTTTAAAATTCTATATTGGTTTGTACTTCTAATTCTTTTTTACTTCTTATCCTTATCCACCTTCCTGCCGAATCCCTTCCCTCTTCGGGTTGCACTCCTTCTTTAAACAAAGCATAAGATACTAACCATTTGTAAAATCTAGTTCTTGAGATTGTCATTTTAGCTTTTGGTCCATAGTCAGGATACTCTTCTATAAACTCTAAATATAGTTTATGCTTATAGTTCCTTGCATCTACAACTAATTTATGGTTGTGTTGTGAACCTTTTATTAATCCACACCATTCTATAAAGTCGTGAGAAGTCTCTGCAGATAATTGTCTCACTTTTAAATTTACAAATTTACTTTTATGCAATCCTGATGTTAAATAGTTCTGTAGACAACTTATCATATAGTTATCAAATTGACACCACTCTTCATCTCCCCAATCTCCAAATAAAAGTTTTCCGAAATCATCTAAAGGAGAATAAGATTTATTGTAATGTTGATGTAATTCCAATTCCCACTTTCTACGAGCAAAAGAATTACCCGCACCCTTAATAGCATAGTTTGTTGTTATTGCTATTTTAGGAGACTTACTAAAAGGTATTTTTATAGCATCTTTATTTTTCTTCTCTAATGTTAAACCCTCTGTCACAACACTAAACAATCTTTCGAAATCAAAGTATTTTTTTACATCATCAAACACAAGTATTTGTGTGTCTGCTGATACTAACTGATAAGCAAATGACCTTTCAAAAGCAAAAGACTTTCCGTCAATAGTGACAACTTTTTTCATTTGCGACAATGCGTTCATAAAAATTCCCTTTCCCGTTCCTCCTTCCGGATTATCTGATATTACTTCATCATTTAAAATTACGGCAGGACAATAAGAAAGGTTTTTATGTCCATGTAACATATACCCTATGGTACTCTCCATGGATAATGTTCTTTCATCATCTTGACCACAAACATTATAAACAAACTTTTTATAATCACAATCTTCTGAACTGCAAAGATTAAAGTTTCTATTTATAATATGGTCTTTCCAAACATAACCACCTAAATCTAAATAGTCTATAGTTTTAATTTCATTTTTACTTATTTGCACGGCACAGTTTTTGTAATATAAATAAGAATAATCTTTAGTGTCTGCTATAAAATATATATCAATAGTGGACAACAGGGTTAAAAACTCCTCTCTAAATAGCCTTGTTTGGTCTGCAAAATAATTATATATAGAGCTATCATCTAATTGAATAAGGTGGTCTAATATAAAATCTTTTATTTCTTTTTCTGATGTATGGTCTATTAAATTATTAGTTACTCTTACAAACACATAATTCTTACTACCTTCGGGACAATACTTATAAAACCCACTATCTTCTAAAAAATGCTTAAATAATATATGCACTATCTTTATAACCCCCTTATCGCTTTTAGTCCAAAATTGCTTTAAGTTATTTTCTTCTTCAACTTTATGTAAAACTGCTTCAATAGTTTTGTCATCTAAATTAGTTTCTTCTAATTGACTTCTTATTTCTTTTTTTGTTACCCCTCTTCTTAATTTTGATTTAATAGTATTTAACCTTTCTTCATCTTCATAGTATTTAGTTCCAAAATTTTGGGTGTGTAAATAAGCACTATCAATAGTCCTTTGAATTTCATTTAAATTAAAATCTTGAGTTGCATAATTATTAAGAACATAAGAAGATAAAGATTTATTAATTCCGTAATCATTAAAAGCCATAGCCAAAACATATACGTTTTGGTTTCTTTGACCTTCTATCATAGGATATTTTTTTTGCCACCACTTAATTAATATCTCCACAATTTTATTTTCATCTGTAATGGGTATGGTTGGGGGGTCTCTGTGAACATTCACTTCTGTGTATTCTATGTCCTCTATAATATCCCATACAGAAGAATTTTCGTTTACATATATTAAAGGGTCATAACTTTCATAGCACACCCTACTAAGGTTTTTGCACGTCTTATCAAAGTAAGGAGAAGAGAAATGCTTTTCTAAAGAATTAAAGTAATGCACGTGATTATCTGCATCTTGTGGAGTTTTAATTAACACCTTTAAACCATTGCCCGAAGGACTAATAAAAACTGAGTAAACGTGTTTGTTTTTACTTATCTGCTCTTTATCTGATAATAAATCTTTCTGCTTTTTATATCCGTCAAAATCTAAACATATTATCCCACTGTGCTCTACTATTGAATTGTCATTTCTTTTATTAAACTTTCCAGAAAAGCAAATGGCAGGTAATTCTTTTTTCAACTCATTGCGATTAGATTTATCTTTTTCTAATCTTATTTTTTTAACAAGCTCTTTAGATGAACCCTCTTGTATTCTATCCAATACAACTGATACCTCTCTGTAAAATGGTGTAGATGTTTCTCTTATATTTTTAAATATAGTGATGCTTTGTGTCATAGTAGTGTCGTTTTTAGTGTCGTTTTGTTTAACGTAAGTAGCTGATTATCAATGTTAGTGTCGATTATGTCGATTATAAGTTCAATTTAGGTAAAATAAAATAAAATATAAAATAAAAATATATAAATATATATTACGAAGAGTTTTTTTTGACATTTCGGCACAAAAAAAAGGGGAGGAATATGACAGACCTCCCCTCTCATCACACATCAAATTTAGAAGGGCAAATCTTCTTTAACTTCCTTTAAGGGAGTGTTATTTGTTGTGTTGTTATCTTGTTTGGGTTTCCATGTGTCAAGTTCACAATAGTATTTTCCACTTCTTGCTTTATTTATATTTAGGTTTACCCAACCATTACTTGAACGTTCTTTCAAAAACGCTAACGCGTCCTCTACTTTAATTGACATTCTTCCGACCACAAAGTCGGGTTGATTTTCTCTTGTTTTAAAAGAAAACCCGTCTGCAAAAATTTTTTCTTGTTCTGACATTTTTAATATAATTTAGTTAATAGTTAATTTAATTGTTCGTTAATGTAATAAGTATTTATATCTTCTTCTGCGTTTTTACAAAAGAATTGATTATAAACATTTATTGCTTTTTCTACTTTTCTTTCTCCTCTTTCTAAAAATTCGGGTGTAGGTTCAAACATTCCTAAAGATTGGTTTAGTTTGTCTACAACCAAAAAGAATAAAGGTTTCCCAAAAAGTTGTTCGTATATGTATGCTTGACTATCATAATTATAATCTCTTGCAGACCATTTAAACTTTGATATATCACTTGTGGTTTTTAAATCTACAAGAACGTGCTCGTTTACAATGTCGGCTTTACCTTTCCACCATACCCCTTTTATTTCTTTTATCATGGGCACTTCATATTGATTGTTTTTTTCTCTTATCATATCAAAAAAATCTAAGTTCCCTAACATAATTTTTGTAAGTTCAGTAATCTCATCTACTTCTTTTTGTAAAAGAATAACTTTTCCGTTACTATATTCTTTGTATGCTTTTGTGTTACGAGAATTAACATCAATACACTTTATATTTTTTACCTTATTAGGCTCTAAAATTAACTGATGAAACAACCTTCCCTTCATAAAGTTTACATTATCCGGTTTTTCTTTTCCAAAATCTCTTGGGGTTTTTAATAATGTCCCTATGTCTGAGTTAGACAAATAGTTTTTGCCTACCCCACTATAGTATTGATTATCGTCTTTTAATTGTTCTATTATTTCTTTTGACATTTTTTATTATTAGTTTCAAGTTTGTTTATTATTCTATTAAATTTTCTACGAAGTTCTTTAATGTTGTACACCCTTATATAATTAGTAGTGTAAGAATACTCAACACCTATTTTTAAATCTTCTTCGTATGTATGTATAGATTGTCTCATAATTTATTTTTAGAAAAAGGGGGGTTGAACACAAAGTCCTCAATACGAGGTGGGTAATGGAACGACCTAAATTAAATTACCCAAAAAACACCCCCCTTTATAATTAATCATTAAAAAAAGCATCTGCACAGCTATTGCTACAAAACTTTTTGTCTGTATAAATATCTCCACAAAATGCACAAAGTTCTTTATCTACCATTTCTTGATATGGTTCTATTTCCCAACACATAGTTATTATTTTTTTAATTGTTTATTTATCCACTCAGATATTTGTGTAACAACATACATGCCTGCTATAAAGCCGGTGTAAAAAACTACTCCTAAAAATAATATATATATTATATCCATCATTATTTATTTTTTAAAGTGTTCATTTTAATTGTTTTCTCAATCTCTTTTTTTACAACATCTGTAACTTTATATTTTTTAGATAACATTGATACAAGTTTTTCTGTCCCTAAATGTTTGTTAGCAACAACATACGACAATGCTTTTGTCCAATTATCACTCCCAATATCTAAACTTATGTGGGTCATTATATTATCTTCCGTTGTTTTTGAGGGTATATCTTCTCCCGTCCACAACGATAATCCCAATCCGTGCATAGCAATAGCCTTTGCAGTTGCTCTTTGAATAGTTTTACTAACATCAAATGATGTCATTTTAGCCATAGGTATAGATTTGTTTCTAAAGTCCATAACCGGTAAGTAATCGATATGTTCTATATTATTTACTATTATCCCTACTTTTACGTAAGCACTATTTCCGTCTGTAAAATAATTAAGTCCGGTAGCCTCACACTCATACACTTTCCTTTGTGTTGAGGGGTATTGTTTCTTTAACATATCCCACGCGTTAGACCACGATAGATAATCTAATCCACCTTTTTTTTCTACTAACCTTTTAATAGGTAGTTCTGATAATTCTTTATAATAATTTTTTGATTTACTCATTTTGCAATTCTTTTAATTTATTTGACACTTCGCTAAAGTTTTTAAGAATGTTTAATCTTCTTTGTTTAGCCGTTTTAATACTCTTCGCGTTTTTTCTGCTATTTATTTCTTCTTTTATTCTCCGTTCAATCTTAACAAGTTTTCTACGATAGTTAGACAAAGATATAACATAAACCCCAACTTTCCAACCATTTTCTAAAAAAAGTTTGTATTGCTCTGGGGTTATTTCTTTATAAAAGTCTCCCCCTAAAGTAGTATTGAATACATTAACTTCTAAAGTTTCATTGTCTTTAACAATTTTTATTCCTCGCAATAGTTTTGCTTGGTACAAATTGCTATTGAGCAACGCACTTTCTCTGTCTGAATAAGATTGATTGAAAACTTCTTCTAAGCTATACATTCTTCTATTCTGTTTATTAAATCTGTGTAGTCTTTATCTTCAGATATCTTTTCTTCTATTTGAGATATTCCGTGAATAATAGAAGAGTGGTTTATTTTATAACCTCTACTTTCCATATATTTTTGAATGTAGGTTATCCTCATTGGTCGATTTTTACACAAGTAATATAACACATGGCGCGCGTCTACTTTGGTTCTTTCTTTTGTTTTAGTAAAGATGTCTGATGCTCGCACTTCAAAGGCTTGAGCGACCTCTTCTACATATTGGTTAAATATCTCTTTTTTCATTTTCGTTTTCTTTTGCTATTATTAATAATATAAGGTATCCACATAAATCAAAAAGAGTATCCTCAGTTTCATCTGACAATCCTCTATTTTTTATTCTCGCTAACTTATCGTCTATCCTTGCGCATAAAGATTGGCTTGCCTTCCCCTTGCTAAATATATTAATAGGTTCAAGCGCCGAATTTCCGTACGCATCATTTTTTTCTGAAAGCATTTCATACACCCTTCTGCTTACTTGTTGTATTTTTTCCTTACTCATAGTTTTTACTTTCTTTATCCCAAATACAATTTTCAATATCACTCAGTTTTTTAAACTCGCAACCACCCCATACGAAAGTGTCGTTTTGTAAACACACAATATAGTCTCCTGCATAAAACATTACCTGCCTAACTCCTTTAGGGATATCAAACTCCGGATAGTTTCGTTTAAAAATTTTTGCGTTATGATATTGTCCGGTGTTTACCCAATTTTGTTTTGTTGTATTATGAAGTAATCTGTTTAGCTTTTCAAGATAAAAAGCCTGTGGGTTTTTAGATTTTTCTAATCTACTTATTGTTAATTTAATTCTATCTTCCATTTTGTTTGATTTAACTTTAGTATAAAGATAGTGTAAAATTAGATTAATGACAAACCATTTTGTATTTATTTTTGAGCATAAAAAAAGGGGACAAATGTCCCCTCTTTTGTAGGATAGTAAACACGACAAATAGTTTACTTTTACATGCGTGGTTTCTCCTACGCACAACCTTTAAAGATACACTACAACTCTGCCGTAAAGTTACATTCTCCATGTTCTTTGACGTGCTCTCTTATTTTTTTACCCATGTTATAGTCTGCATACTCTTCGAGTAAATGTTTAATGTCTCCGTCTCCTATGGTTTTACCTTTTTTTTTGTAAAAGTCTTTAATCATTTGTTCGTTGTATCCTTGAGTGGTTTTAAAAAACTCTTTCAACAACTTTAGGTTTTCGCCTAAATTATCTTCTATTACCTTTAACTCTTTGTTAATAGATTCTAAATGACTATCATCAAACCAATAATCTAAATAACTTGGTGTTGTGCCGGCAGAGCCAAATCTATCTGCACAATCTGAACTTTGAACTGCGAACCAAAACTTTCCGTCTATGTCGCCCGAATAATACCTTCCCATAATTTTTAATTTTTAAATGAATCTTTAAACATATCTATCATACCAATACCAAACCACGTCCCCACGCAACCCAACAAGAATAAGGGTATATTCCAACTACACTTTTCTAATGTTATTGCGATAATATATATACCACTACCTAATGAACCAATGGTCATAAGTAATAATACTAAAAGCTTTAATCTTTCGTAAGTGGTGTTAAACATTGCTTTGATAATTTTTTTTAAGTCTTTTTTAACTTGTTTCATATTATTATAATTTTATTTATTAAACAAATATAAGACAAAATTTGAACAACTCCAAATTCTGCTTAACTATTTTCTCCGTCTGCATATTCACAAGCTTCATTGTAAAGGTGAAAGTCTACTTTTTGTATGTAGTCTCCGAATCTATCGTACCATTGTACAAGTTTTTCGTTAACCTTGTTTTTTATTTCATCTTCGTTTGGTTGTGAATTTGCATATTCTAAATCGTTTCTCATAATTTTATTCGTTTAGTTTATTTATTCCAATTCGATTTACTCCAATTATAATTATCTTCTAATACTTGTTCTATGTCTTTTTTGTGTTTACTATTTAATAGTAAGTCTATTAACCATTCTAATTCTTCATGGGGGTCACAACAATCTGCTTTAAACCATTCTATATAACTATCTATTTTCTTTTGTAATTCTTTATATTCTTTTGCAACTTCTTCGTGGTTGTCTATTTTCTTTTCCATAATTTTATTTATTTAATGTTTCTATTATTACATCATCATATCCTTTGTTTATCCATTCTTTTTGTTCTATTTGAGCATCTATTAATTTATCAAAATAGTTCGGTGTTCCCCCTATCCATACTATATGTTTTTCTTTCATAATTTTATTTATTTAATTCTTTAATTAATTCTTCTGCTTGTACACAACCTTCCACCATTTTATTGTCTACATAATTGTATAGTGTTAGGTATTCTTCCCACAGATTTTTTATTGACTTATTTTCTTTTATTAATTCTCCTAATGTTCTATTTTCCATAATTTCTATTTTAAAAAAGGGGGTGTCCTTAAAGAGACAACCCCCCACACATTTATATTATATACTATCGGTTAGTACTTCGTTCTCCGTAAACCAACCATCACAACCACTGCAATGATAGTTATTAAATCCATCATGTTCCAAATCATGGTAGCAATTAACACAGAAAGGCTTTTTGTCGCACAACTCCTCTACACGGACAATCTCATTTTCTCTGAAAGTATCCACCCTCATATCATTGTCAAAGTCAAACGTGGACTGCGACCAATCAAATGTTTTAGGCTCGTATGATTTAACCTTACCGACTACATTTTTTCTTTTAGAGTATCCACCCCACCAATTACTTGAGTGTCTACCATAAACATTTTCAGTATACGTTTGAGCATAGGTTTTGTGTAACTTGGTGTCTTTATTAATATGCTTGTCATTAAAGTACAACCAACAATTAACAATCTTACCACTCTTTAGTTTTACCGGCACAACTTCTCTTTTGTACCAACGAGGGTGTCCCTCTAAGTTATCTAAATCGGTAAGCTTAGTATTAGATACTTTAAACACATCAACCTCTACATTGTGACCAATTCCCTTTTTGTTTACCACATAAGGCAAACCCTCTATTATTAAAGGGTACTTGTCATGCGTTACTCCACCACCCACATATTTAGAACTTCTTAAATAATGTTGATAGTTTGAGTAGCCTTTTTTTAGTGTACCATATACTGCAACGACGTTGTCTAATAAAACATTGTCCTTACTGAACCATACTCCATTCTTTTTTGTCCACAACTCCTTATTATATATTTGATAGGTACGAGTACGAGTGTTTATTGTAGTAAATCTACATTCATAATTAGACAATTCCCCTTTCCACACTTGTCTTGGCTTGTCGCCTAATTGATTAGCAAGAACTTTAGTGTCGCACGTTTCTTGGTCTCCTAATGAATAAATACTTCCGTTCATCATAAGCAACTCATCTATATTATTACCACACACAAAAGGGTGGGTGTTAGCGCGATTAACTTTACCCATTGTCGCATAACGAAAGTGAGCAATATAAGGTCTGTCCACATCTAACACTTGGTAGTCTTTTGATTTGTGATATGATACTTCAAATGTATCCAACCACACAACCCCCAATCCGTGAGGGTTACTTTACTTGAGGTTTTAAGAACTCCCCTTGAAACTTTGTTTTCTTTTTTATGTTTGACTATTATAACACACATAGTATAAAAATTTTAGTGAGCAACCCCTATAAGTGAGAGGTAGAACTCGATTAGTAATAAACAAATATAAGACAAAATTTAGACATAACCAAATGAGAGGGGTAAAAAAAAAGTGAAACTCGCTTGACTACCCCCATAGCCTTACGAACTCCACTTTTCTGAATTTATGAATAATTCTTTGCTAATATAATATATATATATATAACCACCAAATTTATTTTTTTGTCCGGCTTGTGTGCCGGTGCTCGCTTGTGCCCTGAAAAATAATTGTAGTCTGCCAATCGGGAAGACCGATACAACTTTTTTTCTAAAATTCGTGTTTTAACTGACTGAAACACAAATAATTGAAAGTGTCTCTTTAAAGATACATTCAAGTCTGTGTTTTTGTCGGGTGTTCTTCTGTCTCCCAACTGCCGACCCACTTTTTTAGGCGTGGCGTGTGGGTTCGGGTGTCTCTTTAAAGATACATAAGAGTAAAAAAAAAGGGGGACAAAGTCCCCCCATTTAAAAGCATTAAAAAAGTGATTCACAAACTGAACCACTCTTTTCTGCGTTCTTGTTTTTCTTCGGTGTTGCACTCCATATATGTATCAGTAACTTCGTGCGTTCGTTCTCCGTTCGTGTTAATAAACTTCTGAAAATACTTCGCTTCGCTTAAAATTAATTTTGCCTTGTTTTCGTTGTCGGGATACATTGATAATACAATCGGTTTAACTCGGCTCATAAACTTCGACCAACTAACCTCATTAACTGCACAATCAATTAACTCGTAAAACAACTCGTACCTCTTCATTAATTGCTTAACTCCCGTAACTCGTGGAGGTACTCGAAATTCAATCGTACCATGAGACCCCAATTTACAGAATGCGTATTTATAAGAGCTTATGTGAGTGTTTCGCTCTCCTCTTGTGTTCATTGTGCCATTAATCCAATCGGAATTCGTGGTTCTAAAAGTCATATTGTGATTACAATAGTGATTTGTTAACCTCATACGATATAAGCTCATAATCAATCCGGAATATTTCGAAACTTTTTTGAAGAGCTCTGCTGACGTTAAGCCTTTGCAACTTAACGTAATGTGACCCCCACAATCTCTGGTAGATGGGGAATAATCCTCCTCGAGAATGTGTTTGGCTTGGTGAAACATGTTGTATACTTTGTTTCTCCATAAACCTCGAGGTAATAGAGGTAAAATGTGTGTAATCGCTTCAACTCCACAACTCGAATCAAGTTCAAACCCCTTGAATAAGGCAAGTTCTCCAATTCTCGAACCTCGTTCGCACTCTTCAAATCTGTTAAAATATAGTTTCTCAATTTCAAACCCGACGGCATATTTCGAGTGAAATTCTCCACCCTCAAAAGTCAAGAGCCGGCGTTTTTCTGTTGGTTTAAGACCTCTTAAATCAACGTTGTAAGGGGTCTTGTTGATGAAATTAGGGCTTGGGCTCGAGTGGTAACCTCTGAGAGTCCCTCGGCTCGTTACTCCGGTGTTTTGGTATGTTATACCTGTTAAATTATTCATAGTTTTAAATTTAATTTGTTAGTTAGTTAGTTGTTATTATTGTTTACAATAACTTGATTTAATAGCTCAATTTGATTATTAAGTTCTGAAGGTGTTAAATTGCTTTTAATATCTCCATTTGATTTAATAGTGACTTTCTTCTTAACTCCATCAATTAAACACGTTAATTGTAACGTGGTAGGGTTCGGTGTTGTTGGTTCGGTGTTGGTTTCTTCTCCACCACCTCGAATAAACTTTAAGCAATTTTCAACACTAATTGAGGTTTCTTTCGTGTCTTCTCCATTATCTCTCAGTGTTTGCATTTTCGACACAAAGCTTCTAATTGTACTCGAGTGAACCTCTGCAAGTTTTAGCATTTTGTAACCATAAGCTCTTTTCCACCCGTAAAGCTTCATAAAAAACTCCTCTTTTGTCCATGAAACCCCCTCTTCATATAATTGATTTTGACACTCTTCCGAATTGAAAAAGTCCATAGATTTTTTGACTATTTTTGCCATTTTTACTGATGAATTAAACTTGGAGAGTCCACCCTCGAAAATTAAGTTCATATTTTCGTTGATTTCCTCAACTCTGAAGCCATCTCTTAAAGCTCGGTTTTCTGATAGAATTGTATTTTCTATATCTAATAAATTTCTCATAATTTTAATTTTAATTTGTTTTTAATTTGTTTATATACATTTTGAAAAGTCATCTGTTAATATCAAGTAGAAGCCTAATGTTTCGTCCGATACAAACCCACTAACCTTGATTTTTAATACCTCTGTTATATACTTTATCGCGTCATCTCTGTAATTGTCCTCTTCCCCTCTTGATATTGTGACACTTTTTTTAGTCCTCAAATCTGTTAGCTTGATTCTTGTCCCGTTGTAGCTTGTAGGGGATAAATAAACAACCTTAAACCCTTTAAAATGATTTAATTGTATTTCAGTATCTCGGTACTCATTTTTTGTGTACTTAACAGAGTAATTTGTAGTCTTAATTTCGTTTGAATTTGTCATAATTTTTAAAATTTTTGAGGGGTCGCATAACGTCCCCGATTAATAATACTCTAATATATGTTTAATTCTCGACTAAATCAAACTAATAAGACGAAATAAAAAACAAATTTTGACTTTTTATAAACTTTTACTTGTTCATATCTGTTAATCAACTAATTATATTAGAGCTCTTCACTATGTTTTATTTAATCAAATCGGCACGCGTTCGGGGGTGGTCTCTTCCCTCTGTAAGCTTTAAAGCTTTTTATGTAGTGAGGGGGAAGGGGGGAGAGGGGGAAGGGGTAAGCAGAGAGAGAGGGGGACGGGTTCGCGTGGTTCGGTGTGGTCTGTCTCCTTAAAGAGACACTGACAGAGGTACAGAGCCGGACAAAATCTCAAAAAAATTGAGACTAACGGACAAAAAAGAGACCCCCACCCCCTAAAAAAATATCGGTTTTCTATGTGGGTCAGCCAACGTGGGATGGGGGGGAACCTAAACAGTATATACATCTCATAAAATTTTGTATCTTTGTTATTAATCATTATAAAAAATAAATACTATGTCAAGACTAGGAGATAAGTTCCGTTCTAAAATCACAGGTAAAAGTGTTGGAGAGATAGAAGAAAATAGAGCTAAGAAAATGGAAGCTCGTAAAGAAAAGAAAGGACAAAAGATAGTTGGCAAAATAGAGAGTGGTAAGATAACTAAGGATAAGGGTAATAAAAAACTAAAAACTCTTCAAAGAAAAACAGCTAATCGTTCTGCTAGAATAAGAAAAGAGAAGTATAAGAAAGGAGATGGAACAAGAACAAAGGTATATAAGAATCCTATAACGGGAAGAACAAGAACTGTTACAAAAAGCAGAGACCCTGAAACGGGACAAAAGAAAAAAAGAGTTACAGTAGTACAAAGAAAAGGTTCAAATACATCTCAAGAGGTAGTTAGAAAGAGTAAATCTAAAGTAGGTGATGTAAATAAAAAGAAAAAGAAAATTAAAAACATTACTCAATTCGGGTATACTACTAAAGAAGTAAACACTAAGGCTTCTAAAAAAGGAGGAATAGGTGGAAGAAAGAGAAAAGATGACAAAAAACACTCTTATAGAAATGACCCTACTGTTAAAAGAAAAACAACAGCTATTAAGTACGGTAGAAGAAAAGGAGAAATAGTAAATGCTTCAGGTAAGAAGTTTGGTTACGAAGACGTATAATTTAAAAAACATATAATAACATGGATGGATTAAGAGTAAAAAACGGTAGATTAGTTAATGACAGGCCAGATTCAGAGATGGGTCTTGTTACTGCAGCTAAAGCTAGAAGAGCTATGAAGAGCTCACACACAGTAAGAGATATTGCTGCGGGTATAGAGTTAGCTGAACAACAAAAAGAAATGAAAGAAGCTATGATGTCTTCTTTAAAGAAAATGTTTAAATAAAAAATTACCCCTTTGTTTGACGATGATTAGGGAGCTATATGCTCCCTTTTCTTTTGGTCTAAATTGCAAGTAAAAAACACACTATCATTATAATAACGTATAAGTATGTAGTTATATCTATTCTCATATCATAAATATAATACTTCTAATATTAATTTAATGTTAAGAAAGTGTCTATTATTGACATTATAATGTCGAAAATAGTGTCGATTTATAGTACTTAACTAACTGACTATCAGAACTAGTGTCGAAAATGTCAAAAAACTAAAGCTTTTTTAGTGAATCTTTTTTATATAATAGGGGGATATATATATATATAAATATCATTAAAAAAATTTGACATAACTAAAGTTAGTGGTATAAGAAAATAATTCCTATATTTGCTGTAAATTATAATTAAATTTAAATTAAATGAACAATACAGGATATATCCCCAAGGAGCTCGACTTCGGTACAGAAGGTAGAGAAAAGTTAATCAAAGGAATTACTAAAATTGCTAAGGCAGTAAAAAGTACCCTCGGTCCACGAGGTAACACAGTTCTTATTGAATCACCTGAACATACCGCTAGCATTACCGTAACGAAAGATGGAGTTACAGTTGCTAAGTCGGTTGAGCTTCTTGACCCTGTAGAGAATTTAGCGGTTAGAATAATGAAACAAGCTGCTGAAAGAACAGCTACTCTGGCCGGAGATGGAACTACTACCGCTATTGTTTTAACTGAAGCTATAGTTAAAAATACTACTGAGTTATTAATAACAAACCCTAACATTAGTGTTACTGAAGTTATACGTTCTTTATCTACGTATACTGTTGATATTATTGAAAGGTTAAAAAAAGATAGTATTAAGGTAACTAAAAAAACATTAAATAATGTTGCAACTATTTCTGCAAACAATGACGAGTTTGTGGGAAAGATAATTTCGGACACTTATAATATAGTGGGGGAAAACGGAATAGTGACAGTGGAAAAGTCACAAAGTTCTGATACTTATTCAGAAACTACTGAAGGAATAAAAATAGACAGAGGATATTCTAGTAACTTATTTGTTAATAATCAAAAGAAAGACGAGTGTGTATTAGAAAATGTTCACATTTTAGTATCTGATGCTGAAATTAGTAATGTCTTAAATATTGAGGGAATACTAAAACCTATTATTCAAGAAAGTAAAAAGCTTCTTATTATAGCACCATGCTCACAAAATGTTGTTCAAACGTTAGCGGCTAATGTTATGAAAAGAGGATTAAAGGTGTGTATTATACCACCTCCGTCATTTGGTTGGAAAACCCATGAGCTTATGCAAGATATAGCTATGTCTGTAGGAGCAACATATTTTTCAGAAAAAACAGGGGACGACTTGAGTATTGTAAACTTCTCCGATTTAGGGAGAGCGTCCAAGGTGATAGTTGGGAGAGACTCCACTGTTGTCCTTTGTTCGCCAAAAGACGAAGAGCATCAAGAATTATTATCTGTAAGGGTAGAAGAATTAAAAGATGCACATAGTAGAGCTAAAACAAAAATTGATAGAGAGTTTATATTGTCACGTATTGCATCACTTACCGGAGGGGTAGGAGTTATATATGTGGGGGGTAATACTGACCTAGAACAAAAAGAACTATATGATAGAGTTGATGACGCTGTATGTGCTGTACGTTCTGCTTTGTCTGATGGAATACTTCCAGGGAGTGGGGTTGCGCTGTTAAATGTAAGAGATGAGTTAGTTCAAGGAAAAACTGAAGCTGAACAAATAGCTTATAAAATTTTAAGTAAGTCTTTATCTTCTCCTGTAAAACAGATACTTGAGAATTCAGGGTTAAATTTTGACAAAACTTACAATACAGCATTTAAAAAGGGTGATGGATATAATGTAGTAACTGAAAAAAAGGGTAATATGATAAGCTTAGGGGTAATAGACCCTACTAAAGTTACCGTAAGTGCATTAAGTAATGCTATATCAGTTGCTAATACCATACTAAGTACTAACGCTATTATTACAATGGCACGTTCATACGATACAACATGCAAGCAATAGGAACATATATTATAATAAGACCCATAGATGAAGAGGTAACTACAAAGTCAGGGCTTCTTCTTTCAGGAGAAGAAACATCTAAGATGCGATATAGAAAAGGTGAAGTGTTAAATGTAGGTACAGATGTAGATATGATTAAGAAAAAAGACATTATATACTACGACCAACAATCAGGACACACTATGTTGCTTGATAATGAGGTGGTGGCAATTATTCGTCAAATGAATGTCGTTGTTGTTTTATAAATCGGTTCATTTCTATTATCATATTACGATATACTTTGTCAGTATAAGATACCTTTCTTTTAAACATAGGGTTAGCTGAAGGACTAGTAGGGATTTCTTCCCCACTTAATTTTTTATATATAGACGCAATAAGGCGATTTGTTTTATAAGAAAGAACATATAACCCCTTTCTTTTACCGTCATATTTTCTAAACACTTCTATCCACCCATCACGCAAAAGATTGTCAAATCTATTTACATTCCAACTAAGTAGCTCGTCAAATTCTTTAAATTTATCTTTTGAGAAATAGCTTTCGTCAAATAAAAAAATAAGAATATCTAAGTCTGCTTGTGTAAGGTTGTACTTTGATTTTATAAAATATCTTATAACTCTCCAATACTTTAAGTAATTCGAATTCATTAAATTTAATTTTATTAACTTTGCTACAAAGATAAACTATTATGCCTATACT